AGCAGAGAAGTCGGGATTCACTAAGGTCGATACCAAGGCATTTATGAATGCTATGGAAGAGGTTATTTTTGACTGCGTTAAGGCACAGGAAGACCTGAAGATGACGAATGGTATGACTATTACTGTCAAGGATGTAGCCGCAAGAACTGGTCGCAATCCTATGACTGGTGAGACGATCCAGATTCCTGCTAAGAAGAAGGTTGCGGTTAAGATCGGCAAAGCACTGAAGGAAGCCGCCAACTGATATACAGTTTTGACTAATCTGGCGATTAGTTGGTACAATTAAATATTGAAATAGATGTAACCCATCACACTGTCATAGGTGTGATGGGTATTTTTGTATATAAAGAAAGGGGATGCTTATGGCTGAACAAAGAATTATTGATGTGTCTGAGCATCAAGGAAAAATTGATTGGAAACGTGTAAAAGATTACGTGGACGGTGCAATTTTGCGAACTTGTTATGGCGATGACTTACCACAACAGGATGATAGATATTTTAAATATAATGTAGAACAATGTGAAAAATATGGTATCCCCTATGGTACGTATTTATATTCTTATGCAGGAAATCTTAATCAAATTAAGAGTGAAATCAAGCATGAAAAAAGAATGACCGAGGGCTATCATCCTGTATCTCATTGGCTCGATCTTGAAGAGTGGAATTTGCGTTATTTAAGCAAACAAGCCGCCACAGCTTGGATTAAAGAATTTGGTGATAATTCTGGTGTTTATGCAGGTCAGGCGTATTGGCGTAATTCTCTCAAAGACTTTAAATGTCGTAGATGGATACCTGCATATGGAACGAATTCTGGCAAACAAGAAAAGAAGTATGAACCACCATTTGATAAAGATGGTTGGCAATTTACTTCGAGAGCACACATTCCCGGCATTGCAGGTAATGTAGACGAATCTGTTTGGTACGTTCCTTTTAGTGAACAAAAAAAAGAAGAATCTAAAAAGGGCACTAATGAAAAACAGCGTAAAGTATATCATGTGTATAAAAAAGAGGTGGCGATGTTAATTATGCGACATCTTTGCACTCATAAAGAGCATGGTTATACGCAAGATATGGACAAACGTTGGGGCACTGGACTTGAAACTATAGATATTTATGGTAAAAAATATACCATTAAATCTGGAGATCGTGATTGTTCTTCTGCTGTTATTTCCGCATTTGAAGCCGCAGGTATTTCTTGTGGTGGTGCTACATATACAGGTAATATGAGAAAATGTATGACAGGTACTGGTAATTTTAAATGGCATCCTATGTCGTTTATTGCACAAGCGGGTGATGTTTATTTAAATGAAGCGTGTCATACGGCTATGTGTTTATCAGCAGAACCTGATGTGTTAATGCAATTTAGTATTAATGAAAAAGGTACAGCTACTGGTGGTAAACAAGGTGATCAAAAGCAAGTTGGTGATTATGATGAAAAATATGGTCGTGGCGAAAGTCATTTGAGAATGTATTATTCTTATCCATGGAATGGAATTCTTGAATGTGTTAATAAAGAAATTGCTTTTGACATTGAATATGAAATTGATTCTTCTGGCAATAAAAAAATTGTTACGGAAGAAAAAATTACAAACGAACAAAGTTCTCAAAGCAAAAAAATTATAGTGTCAACTGACACCAAAGAGGTTACTCCTGAAGTTGTATATCAAGTATATCAAGGTAAATATGGTAAAGGTACAACAGATGGTAGTGAGCGTTTTATTAAATTGACTAAAGCAGGATATGACGCTGTTAAAGTTCAGGCAAAAGTAAATTGGGTTTATGAAATTGCTAAAGGACTTTTGTACAATCAAACTTCTGTTGTATCGCAATATGGTAGCGGCAAGAATAGGCGTGAAAAATTAGGCAAATGGTATGATGTAGTTCAAAAAGAAATAAATGTTCTTGCAGGTATAGATAAGTGGTGAAATTAAATGAGTTTTATTTATTACAATCCAAATCCAGAACGTAAGTTAGTTGGTGATTGTGTGATTCGTGCAATTTCTAAGGTAACAAATCAAACGTGGGAAGATACTTACTATGGATACTTATAATCACGCTTATGATGGTGCTTATGCAGGTGCCTATGATGCGTCTCAAGAAAATGAATATTCTGAACGTAGAGGACGTAGCGCAAGAATTGGGCGTTATGTAAGTCGTGATTCTGAAAAAGAACGCATGATTGGAAAACTTGAAGATATGATGGATTCTGTTTCTACAGAGAGAGAACGCAGAATTTTACAACAATGTGTTGATAAACTGGAACAACAATAGTTTTTTAAGAAGGAGTCAGTATTGTGCTGACCCCTTCCTTATATATAAAGGAGGATTCTTTTGGAATTTTACAAAGGTTATAAAAGAATCGAAGGGGATACTGAATATATTAACACAATGCTTTCCCCTGAAAAATATGAGGATTGGTATATTAATGAATATGCCATTATTAAAAATATAGAAACTGGTCAGGAAAGTGAAATGAGATTCGATGGTAAAAAGTTTGTCGGTCTCAAATTACCTAATAGTAAATATATAAAAGGGAAAAATGCAGAGCAAAGGTGCGCACTTGATGCCCTTAATAATGATGATATTACCACTGTGGCGCTTCTTGGACAGCCGGGGAGTGGTAAAAGTTATTTAACAATGAAAATGGGGCTTTACCGCATTCGTGAAAAAGGGACACAAGCAAAGATTCTTTGTGTGCGTGAAGCGTGGGGTGAAGGTAAAGAAATAGGTTTTTTACCCGGAGATATTTCTGACAAGATTGCTATGTTTCAATTGCCATTCATTCAACAAATGGATGGGGGCATTTGGGAATATGAAAAACTTGTTCAAGAAGGAAAATTGGATTCTAATGTTCTCTATTATATGAAGGGTACTACTTATGATGAAACCATTATGCTCTGCGATGAAGCTGAAGATTTAACGAAAAAGCAAATTAAATTAGTTGGTACACGTATTGGGAAAAATAGTAAGATATATTTTTCTGGAGATTATAAACAGTCACTCTTAGATAGTAGTGAACATAATCCTTTATTACGTATGTGTGAGCAATTAAAAGGTAATCCTTTATTTGCATGTGTGTATCTTCCTGAAGATGTGCGTAGTGAAACTTCTAAGATGTTTGCTGATTTGTTTGATTAAATATTAAGGAATTAAAAGGAGAAAACGTATATGGCAGAATTAACATTAGTACCTGAAGTGGGTAATACATTTTCTTTTATGGAAGAAATGGGAACTGGAGTATACGACGAATTAATGAAATATTATACAGATAAAAGGGTTCTTATTGTCAATAAAGATATTGATAATAGTGTAATTGAATCTTATGCTATTCGTATTTTACGGTGGAATGATGAGGACAAAAATGTTCCTTCCGATAAAAGACAACCTATTACTATTTTAATACATAGTTGTGGTGGAGACCTTTTTAGCACGTTGTTTTTGATTGATATTATTAAACAATCCAAAACACCTATACATACAGTTGGTATGGGACTTGTGGCTTCAGCGGCTTATTATATTTATATTAACGGACATGATAGGCTAGCATTTGAAAATACAGTATTTTTACAGCATGACGGTACAATTTCAATTGCTGATTCCAATTCTAAAGTTAAAGATTTTATGGCTTTTAATGATCTTATGGAAGATAGAATTAAAGAGTCTATTCTGACTCAAACAAAAATTGATTCCGATTTTTATGATAAGACATTTGATAAAGAATATTACTTTTTTGCAGATAAAGGAAAAGAGTTGGGTGTTGTAGATAAAATTATTGGACAAGATATAGAACTTGCAGATATTTTTTAATGAGGGTTGTTTATGGATAAAAATTTATTAAATAAATTACCAGAAGAAACTGAGGAGCAATATCTTTGGCGAATAGGACATTATATTGGTGATGGTCTTATTAATTCTTGGAAAGAAGTTAGTGATATTGTGAATTCTCAACTTTGTGATGATGAAAAAAAATGGAAAGATTGCGATACATTTAGACGACAAATTTCCACAGCTAAACGATATTATGATAATGTCTTTAGTAAAATGAAAAGCGATAAAGAATATGATCCTGATATTCAAAAACAACTTGAAGCATTAAGAAAAGAAAGAATTAAAATTCAAACTCTTAATGTTGAACGTAGCAGGATTGACAGAGAAGAAGCACGTAGAGAATTGTTTTATGAACAAGTACATACACTTGCTCAGACTATCCCAGTGCCTGAATTCAATGCGCTTCAAATAAAAGAAGATGTTAGAGAGACATATGTACTGTGTCTTGCAGATATTCATGCAGGTGCTAAATTTAAATCATTAACCAATGAATATTCATTAGAGATAATGCAGGATCGTTTTGATTTATTGTCTGTAGATGTAATTAATTTTATAGAAAAACATGGAATTAAAAAACTTATTGTCTTAGGATTAGGCGATACTGTTCAAGGATTAATTCATGCTAATGATTTAAAAATTAACGATTCATCTATGGTAGTTGCTGTAGTTACTGTTGCTAAGACAATAGCAATGTTTCTAACTAAGTTGTCACAATATGTAAATATAGATTATGTCCATGTGGGTTCTTCTAACCATTCTCAATTAAGATTGCTTGGCACTAAGCCTAATGAATTAATGGATGAAGATGTAGAATATATTATTGCACATTATATTAAAGATTTATGTTCTACCAATTCACGAATTCATGTTCGTGCTCCCGAAGTGGGCGAATGGTTTACTAAATTAGATGTAGAAGGTTATAACATTATAGCTATGCATGGGCATCAAATTAAAAATTTTGAAAATGCTTTAAAAGAATTATCGGTAAAAACTAATGAAATTGTTGATTACCTTATTGTGGGACATTGTCATACAGGTAAAGAAATTTCTGGTTATGAGGGTGTATGTCATGATACAGAGGTTTTAATGTGTCCTAGTTTTATTGGCTGTGATCCTTATGCAGATACTATTTTTAAGGGTAGCAAACCTGCTGTTAAAATTTTTGGATTTGATGATTTATATGGACATAATGAATCTTATAAAATTATTCTTTGATTAGGAAGAGATACGTTCGTGCGTATCTCTTCTTTATTATATCGCAGGGTGGAGAAGTCCGGTCTATCTCGCCAGCTTCATGGGCTGGAGATCGCAAGTCCAAATCTTGCCCCTGCTATTTTTTATGTGACTTTTAATGGATTAAAGCGATAAAAAAGGAAGGTGATTGCATGGCTTATATTCGTGAGGTTAAAAAGCCAGACGATGTAAAAAAAATGAGGATTGGCGATTTGCGAAACGAGTATAATTCACTTGCAGATCGTTATCTTAGAATCACAAAATGTGATGATTTGGTCTGTCCTTCTTGTGGACGATTGAAAACCGCAAAAAAAGAAAACTTTTATGCAGATGGAAATACAATACATGGATTTTATCCAGTTTGTAAAGAGTGTGTTTTTAGGGATGCTGAGAATATAGAAAAACCTACAGACCCACCTAAAGAAACCAAAATATCTGTTCAAAGAGTTTTACGAAAAATGGATAAGCCTTTTATTGAAAGTTTGTATCTTAGTTGTGTTAATTCATACAATAATGAAGAGTCTAATGATTCTGGTAAATCTAAGATGTTACCTTTTCAAAGATACATGTCTCAAATTTGTAGTCTTCCTGCATATAAAGGTAAAACTTGGGAGAATTCAGAATATGGTGAAAAATATTCTGTGTCGAGACCAGATAAAATTGAAATTGTTGATGAAGACCAAGAGATAATTAAACGTGGGCGTAAAAGATTTGGGGCTTATTCTTCCGAAGAATTATATCAACTTGAAAGTGCTTATGAAGATTGGGTTTCAAGATATCCTGCTGAAGCTAAAGCGCAAGAGGTACTATTTGAGCAATTATGTATTCAAGATATGCGGGCAAGACGATTAGCTAAAGAAGACGGTGATCCTAAAGACGCTATTAAATCTTGTCAGGAAATTATGACTAGTTTGGGTATTAAACCAACTCAAAATTCTACAGATGCCATGACTGATCAGAAAACTTTTGGAGAGTTAATCAAAGCTTGGGAAATGGAAAAACCAATACCTGAACCCGAAGATGAATGGGCTGATGTAGATAGAATTGGATTAATGATAGATGTATTCTTTAAAGGTCATCTTGTTAAGATGCTTAATATAAAAAATGCTTTTTCTTCTATTTATGAAAACTTTATTGCTAAGTTTACTGTTAAGCGTCCTGAATTAAATGCGGACGATGATACAGAAGCCATTTTTGAAGAAATTTTCGGTAATAAAATGGCTGAAGAATTTTCGATGGATGACAGCTAATGTCTGAATTTGTTGAAGAAAAACGGAATATAGAAGAAGTAAAAGAAGAAAAGCATAAAAAAATAATGAATACAGTAGCTTGGAGAGCGGGCTATTATCGAGCAAATCCTCAACGTTTTGTAAAAGATGCTTTTCAATTTACAAAAATTAAATTGAGATGGTTCCAAGAACTAATGCTTTGGGCAATGATGCACAATAATTTCTTTCTTTATTGTGCCGCTCGTGGTCAGGGGAAAACAATGCTTGTGGCTTTGTTTGCTTGTGTCAGGTGTATTTTATATCCGGGTACTAAAATAATTATTACAGCACCAATATTAAAACAAGCAAACGAGTCATTGTTAAAAATAAAAGATGAATTTTGTCCTCAAAGTGCTTTTCTTAGGAATGAAATTGCTCGAATAAATATAAGTCAAAATGACGGAGCAATATATTGGAAAAATGATAGTTGGATAAAAACAACTACTAGTACCGATAATGCTCGTTCTGCTCACTGTAATATTATTATTGTCGATGAATATGTTAAAACAGATAAGCGAATTATTGATAGTGTTATAAGAGAATTTCTTAAAGCACCAAGAGACCCCGCTTATTTAAATAAACCCCAGTATAAGCATATGCAAGAACGTAATAAAGAAATTTATATGTCCTCTGCATGGTTAAAATCAAGTTGGGGTTATGACAAGTTTTTAGCATATTTTAAGAATTTTATAAATCCTAATCAGAAATATTTCTTATGCGGACTTCCATATCAGATATCTATTCTTGAAGGTCTTTTAATGAAAGACGAAGTTCAAGATAGGATGTCCGAAGATGATTTTGATGAAATTGCATTTCATATGGAAGACGAATGTTTTTGGTATGGAGATAATGAAGGTGGAGTTTTTAGTTTTGATGAAACATCACGATTAAGAGTAAATAAAAAAGGATTGTTACCTTTAAAATTTTATTCACGAGATTATCCTGTACCGCACGCACCTAAAAATGGTGAGCGTATTATGTCTGTTGACGTTGCTCTTATGGCTTCTACCAAGAAAAAAAGGAACGATGCAGCGGCTATCTATATTAATGATGCAATTAAAATGACAGATACAAAATATAAAGCACATATTATATTTGGAGAAACATTTGAGGGACTTACTACTGACGAGTTAGGTATGACGGTTATGAGATATTTTTATGAATATGGTTGTACATACTTGGTATTGGACTGTGCAGGAGTGGGTCTAGGTGTATATGACCATATTATAAAAGATCAATATGATCCTGAAACAGGTAATACTTATAAGGCATTGTCATGTTGTAATAATGATGAAATGGCTCAACGTTGTAAAGTTAAGGACGCTAAAAAAGTAGTGTATTCTATCAAGGCTTCTTCTGATTCTAACAGCGTTTATTGTATATTGCTTCGTACTGCAATTCAAAATGGTAATGTTGATTTTCTTGTAACTGAAAATGATGCAGAAATATATCTTTCTAAAGAATTTAAAGGTTATAAGAAATTGACTGTTTATGAAAAAGGTGAATTATTAAAATCTTATGCAGAAACATCAGCGGCTATTTTTGAATTAGTAAAATTAAAAGGCTTTTATAAAGATGGCAAGCTAAAAGTATTTGAAACAAAAGGTAATCGAAAAGACCGTTACTCTTCTCTTTCATATAATTATTGGTGTATGAAACAATTAGAGCTTCAATTAAAACCTAATTTTTCTGATGTGGAACGACTTGTATATAGTCTTCCTATCCGTAGGGGGCGTACAAGAAATAATAGAATAATTTGAGGAGGTGCATATGGCACGTAAAAGAAAAAGAAATCGTAATGTGTCGAGCACAACTCAGGCACGAGATACAATTTTAACACAACATGGAGAAAAGACAGTTTCTGAACTACAATCTTTTTATAATAATAATTATGATAGATTAAAAAATTTTGAAGCCGCTCAAACTTCATTCAAACAGATTACAGATGTGACAAAAAATACAAGAAAAGCTATTCCTACTTTTGATAAAAGTAAGCTTCTTTCTTATTTAAAAAATATTAGTAATAATGAAAAGAATCTAAGGAATCTTTCTTGGTATCTTTATTATCGATCACAGATGTATAAGAAACTTATTCAATATAATGCGACTATGTTTGAATTAGACGCAAGACGTATTATTCCTAATTATGATGTAACTGCTAATACTCAGAATGACCAAAAAATGTTGAAGGAATATGCTGAGACAGCAAAATTCATTGATAGTCTTAATCTTCAACAAAAATTCTTAATGATATATCTTATTTGTTTTCTTCAAGATGTTTTCTATGGTTGTGCTTATTATGACGATGATAATGGGTTATTTATTCTTCCACTTGATCCAGATTATTGTAAAATTGCAGGAAGATTTCCAAGTGGCGATTTTGCATTTGCTATGGATATGTCATATTTTACGGGCACATATAATTATTTGCTTGAATATTGGGGCGACCCTTTTGAATCAATGTATAACCAATATCAATCTGGTGGCGATGATTTTAAATGGCAAGTATTTCCAGAAGAATATACTGTTTGTTTAAAATTAAATGTTGAAGACTGGAAAGTAATTGTACCATATTATTCTGGTTTATTTGCTGAATTGATTAACTTGGAAGATGTTAAAGATTTTCAAGCTATAGCGGATGAGCAAGATATTTATAAATTGATTTGGTTAGAAATGGAAACTATTACTGGCAGTAAAAATATTGATGATTGGAAAGTAGACCCTGAAATTATTATTCAATATTTTAATCGTATGTGCGAAGAGGCATTACCTGATTACACTTCTGCCGCTATTGTCCCCGGAAAATTAAATACAATTGGATTTAGTGATAATGATGCTACGACTAATAGTAATAAGGTAACTAAAGCCACAGAAAATGTTCTTAATTCTGGTATGGGTGGTCAAGTGCTTAATAGTATTTCTATTACAGGTACTACTGGTTTGAAGCTTGCTATGAAAGTGGATACTGAATTAGCCATTAGTTCATTACTTGGTCAAACTCAAGGTTGGGTAAACAGATATGCTACATATAATCTTAGTACTCCTTGTAAGGTAGTATTCTTTCCTATCAGTGCTTATACCAAAGAAGATTTTAGAAAAGAGTTATTAGAAAATGGTACTTATGGTCTTCCTGTGAAATTGGCACTTAATGCATTAAATGGTATTAGTGAATATGAATCTTTAGCTACTAATTATCTTGAAGAAAATATTCTTGGTCTGTCCGAAAAGTTCAATAGTCCACTTGTATCTAGCCATACGTCTAGTGGAAATGGTAATGGAGAAGTAGGTAGACCTGCTCTTGATGATGGGGAACTTACAGATTCAGGAGAGGCTACTAGAGACAAGAGAGATAGATCGAATGAATAAGGGGGTTGAAAGATGGAAAAAATGCCGTTTATTAAAACCTCTGATACAGAGGTAGCTGAATTATTTAGACAAGCGGGTTATCCTGAATTAGAAAAAGAAGGGGGCTTGTTTGTGTTTGTAAATATAGGTCGTTATGAAAATGGGAAATATAGTACGGTTCCTGTTGATAAATGCACCTTTTCAAAAACGGTATGTTTATAAGGGGGTGCAATTATGTTTATTACTATAGATGCTTTTTATGATTATTTAGTCAAACAAGGAAATAGTGTTAAATTTTCCAAAGATGATTTTGTTGGTGGTTCTTTTGTGGCTGTTGGACTTGAGGGTACTTTATCTTTTTCTCAAGATACGTCCAAAGACGGACTTGTTAAAACACATTTAAAAGCCGCTCATGTGGGCAAAAATAAAAATCATAGTCAAATCACTTATAGTTCTATGAAAAAGAATTTAAAAAGTATTAAGAATCGACCTATTTTAGCATATATTCATCAGCTTGAAGTTGATGGAGAACAAAAAAACGTATTTGGTTGGCATGCAATGCACGAAGATGATAATGGAGAAATTGTTTATGATGAAATTCCCGTTGGACATGTTCCTACAGATGCTAAACCAGAATTAGTTTATGATGCAGATAAAGATAAGGAATATATTGAAACTGATGCTTATCTTTATGAAAGTTATACAAAAGCACCTGAAATTCTTATGGATGCGGATGGACAATGCCCTGTATCTGTAGAAATTGATGTTTATGATTTTTCATATGATGCCAAAGAAAAAATATTAAATATTGATAATTTTATATTTAAAGGAATTACTATTCTTGGATATTATGAAGATGGTTCTGTTGTAGAACCTGCCATGGAAGGTGCTAATATTTCTTTATTAAATTTCAATGCAGATAAAGCTGCATTTGAGATAGATCAAAATTCTACGAAAGGAGGAAAAGATGATATGGGCTTATTTGAGCAACTTTTGGAGCAGTACAATGTAACTGCTGAAGATGTCACATTTGAGCATGAAAATCTGACAGATGAAGAGCTGAAAGCTAAATTCGAAGAGATGTTTGGTAACGCTGAAGCTGATCCTACTCCTGAATCGAATTTTGAAGATGAAAATCCTGAATCTGAAGATGAAGGTGCGGAAGGTGACGAACCTGAAGAGGAAGCAGAAAATGAGGAGCCTGAGATTGAGGATGAAAAAGAGTCAGAATCCAAGTCTGAAGAAGAGCCTCAAGATGGTGTACAGGATGACGAGCCAGTGAAAAAGATTGAAAATTCTATTACTTATAGTGTTAATGGCAAAGAATTTGCAGTTTCTTTAAATGATAAAATTTATGCTCTTGCTACACTTGTAAATGATGCATATTCTGAAACTGATAATGCTTATTATAATGTTCTTGTTTATGATAAAGAACTTGTAATGGTAGATATGTGGACTGGCAGCGCTTATCGTCAATCTTATAGTGAGCGTGCGGGTGTCTTCTCTCTTAAGGGTGACAGGGTGCCTGTTCATGCAATTTATGTAACAGATACAGAAGAAGCAGAAATTGATAATATGCGTTCTAAGTATTCTGCAATGTCTGAAGAACTTGCAAAATATCAAAAAGCTGAAGAAGAATCCCGTAAAGAAGCTATAATTAATTCTGAAGATTGGGAAGCTATTTCTGATTCTGCTGAATTTGCACAAATTAAAGAACATGCTTCTGAATATTCTGCTGAAGAAATTCAGAATAAATGTGATGCTCTCTTACTTTCTTTTGCTAAAAATAACAATAAGAAAGTACATGTGGCAAAAGATACTAATCAGCACAGATTCTCTCTGTTTAGAATTCCTGAGGGAAAAACTGCTGAAAATAAGAGATATGGAAATCTCTTTGATTAATCTTAATTAAATTTATAGAAAGGAGAAAAACGTTATGATTGATATTGCTTTTGTTTTTACACATAACGAGGCGTTCCCTTCCAGATTGCTTGCGGCAAATGGCGGTGGACACATTTTTGATATCGAACTGACTGCTGATCATGATAATGGTGAGCTTGTTGGTCGTGGCGATTATATTAAGCTTGGTACTTATAAAGAGACAACTGCTCCTGCTTTTGCGGGTAAAATTGTTGAACAAGCTGCTAATGGTAATTGGTATGTTGAGGTAACTGCCGCTACTGAAGCACTTTGGATTCTCATGCCTGAAATTACCCCTTATGACACTATTCCTCAGACTCAGAACCCTAAGGCATGGGTTAATAAAGAGGGTGATGTTGTCAAAGGTTATTCTCTGGTAAAGGGTGATATCTTTGAGATGTCTGCTGAAGGTTTCCAAGGCACTCCTGCTGTTGGTGCGACAGTATCTTTCGCAGATGGCAAATATGTCGTGGCGTAATAGACTAAATTAAAGAAAGGAGGATAAAGCGATATGATTAAAGTATTTTCTACTGAACACCTTAGAAATATCTTTGCGGAGACTCCTTATGAGTCTGTACGCAATCTGATGTTTGATCTTGCTATGGGCAATGATATCGTTGATGATGGCAAGGTTATTAGTAGGCAGGAAGCTAATGACAAGCTGAGAAAATTTGTCTATCAGATTCTTGATATTCATGAAGACAAACCTACTAAGCGTACTCTGCATCGTGCAATGCGCAAACATGGCGAAGAGCTGTTTGAAGTTATCGAGGAAGTTGTTGACCTGAAAATTGAAGAAGGACTTCGTGAGAATGATTTCTTCATGCAGTACGTTGATAGACGCTCTATTGCCAATGGTGACATTATTGAATTTACAACTGCTGATGACACTCTTCTGAGTGTGGCTAAAGTTTCTGGTCAGCATCATGACTTTGTGCTTCAGAGACTTGGCAGAGGCGAAAGCTTCACTGTGAAACAGGAAGTTTATGGTGCGGCTGTTGGTGCACAGATTGATCGTTATCTGGTTGGTCAGGATGATTGGTCTGCACTGGTAAACGCTGTTGCTAAAGCATTCCAGAATGAACTTATTAATCAGATTTATGCGGCATTTACTGATGCTTCTAACAAGCTTCCCGCATCTCCTACTCTGATTGGTAATAACACTCTGGTCAAAGATACTTTTGACGGGATTATCTCTGAAGTTGAGACCATTAATGGTTGTGCGGCTGTTATTGTTGGTACAAAGACTGCTTTGAAGAAACTGAATGCTCTTACTGATGTTGATTGGAGAGCACAGTCTCAGAAAGAGTCCGTTGCTAACACTGGCAGACTTGGTACCTATGAAGGAACTGATATGATCGAAATTCCTCAGCGTTATCTTGACAAGACCCTGACTCAGAAAGCTTTTAGTGATAAAACTCTGCTTATTCTGCCTGTGATTGAAGACAAATTTATTAAAGTTGTTGATCAGGGTGAGACCGAGATTTATCAGGTCACCGAGAAGGGTGAAGAAAATGGGCGTTGGGATGATGTTATGAAGTATGAAATGACCCGTGGCTTCGGTGTGGGCGTTCAGCTTGGTCGTTATTTCGGCGTTTGGAATCTCGCTTAATTTAATTAAATTTAAGGATTAAAAGGAGTAAATATTATGGCAAGAAGTGCTAAGAGAGCGCAGGTAACACCTGCACCTACAATTGCTGAAAATGTTGTGGTTGAACCTGAGGTTAAGATTACTACAGAAAAGAAGAAATTTGCATCTGATGATAGGATTCCTTGTAAATCTGTACTTTCTGGTAAAACACATCTTTTAGGCAAAAGAACAAATATGATCTATACTTTTTTAGGTAGAAATGACACAATTGGAATTGAATATCAGGATTTGGTGGCAGAGGTACGTGCTAGCACAAGTCTACTTTTTCATCCCATGATTGTAATCGAGGATCAGGATTTTGTGAATGAATTTCCAAAATTAAAAGAGTTTTATGAGAAGCTTTATCCTGTATCGGATTTAAAGAATTTGCTTAAAAGACCTGTACGGGAAATTCAGGCAATTCTTCCTAACCTGCCTAATGGCGTTATAGATAGTATGAAAAGTGTTGCGGCTGATATGGTTAGAAGTGGCGAACTTGATAGTATTGCTACTATTAGGGCTTTAGATGGTGCTTGGGGCACTGATTTGGCGATTCTAACTGGTTTTAATAGCGACACAGAATAAATATGAATAGGGGGTAACTTAAAATGCCTACTATTACATATGACGAATTAGTCTCCTCCTTTCTTAGGAAGGGGGAGATACTTAATCTGTTTACAGAGGATATCACAGATGAATATCGGAATGAATTTTTATGGGGTTTAATTTATTCTGCTATTAGTGATCCTTATGTGAATAGACTTTTTAACAGTATTACCATTAATGAACCAATAGAACAATTGGATGAAGATGGTGAGCCTGTTATTGATGAAGAGACGGGCGATCCCGTTGTTATTGAAGGACATATAGAATATGAATTAACAAGAAAAACCACTGAATCTATGGATAAATTATTTGTAATGGATGTTATTGGTTATGGTATGATTGTCCAATGGATGATGCCGTTGGTCTTTAGTACTGTGAATCTCACACAAATGTATGGTACAAGTGCAGAAAAATTTTATGCACAAGCAAATCATACATCTGTTAATAATGAGGTTTTAGATAAAGCAATTTATTTACAAAGGAAACTTATCCGTGATAGAGGTCTTGTAAATAATTCGTATATTGATGGCACTTCATCTTCATCTAAACTAAGGAGTAGTGAATCCTAATGGATTATCTCTATGGCAAGTTTAGCGACAAACAAGTTGCTGAATTTAAAGATAAACTCCATAAAAAATTATTTTGGCTATTACTCTATAAAGACCCTAAAACCGCACAAAATTATGAAAATGTAGATTTCGCAAAATATTTTGTAAATCTTATGAAAGAGATAGATGGACTAAATAAATTACTCTGCTATCCTACTCCCATAATTGAAATTTGTTGTAAACTTCAAGCCGCTTATCAAGAAACTTGTATTGAGCAGTTTGATTATCAAGCATATAGAAAGTTTGTATTAGACGCACATAATCTTGTTGATAAAATTGGCGAGGAAGATGTGGTTTGATTACACAGGATATGTATCAATCAATGTTGACTAGTAGAGGTAAAAACTTATCACAAGCCAGACGCAAACAGTCTGATATGATAATGAATGCAACTTTTACTGGTGACACAGGATACAAACGTGTCTATATACTTGACCCTGAAAATGGTTGGCATTATGAAGATGCTAAATATTCTAAACATGCTACTGTATCAATATTAAAAGACGCTGTAGATTATTATCTGCAATTTAGACCTAAAGTTCATTATCCTATTGGAGTATATGTTTTTATACCGGATGATACAGATGATGAAATTGGTTTTGAAGATTATGAACCTGATAACCCTTTTAAGGACGAGGGTTTTAATATGAGTAAATTGTGGATGATTGTTAATCGAAATGATGAGACACAGTTTGTTAGATATAATATTTTAAAATGTAATTGGGATTTTAGATGGATGTGTAAAGTTCATGGGAAAATGGAATTGATGCATGTTATTGGATGTAGTAGGTCTGCATCGAGTTATACAAGTTGAGAGATTACGATCATTATCTCACAGCTCGCTGCATTTGGAAACATTGCAGTGTATTCCTTCGTATATGCTGGAACGTCCTTAGAGCCTTAATACTGAAACGGAAGAATGAAATATGTCTAAACGGTATAGTTTAAAAAATTAAGGATTGGATAATCAGCAGGGAAAATTCGAATAGAATTGCCCTCAACGACTATCGCTGAGATGCGAGTAGGGAGAAGTCTCCCGAAGTGAAGGACTTCTAAGTGAATTTAATTAAATTCATATGATGAATGATATAGTCTATACCTTTGTGAAAACAAGGGAAAGTTGTTTATATTAAAAAGATTAGAAAAGCCAGACAGCGGGTAGCTCCCGTTTCTTTCGACTCCTAATAAGAAAGATTATGGCTTTTTTAATATGTCAATTTTTAGGAGGAATTGAATTATGACAAATAGAGAAAAATATAATTTAAATAAGGATATCATAATTAAACAAAGGCTCTCTGGTCGTGTTATTAGAGAAATTGGAAAAGAGTTTGATATTCCTAAGGGATCATTAATACAATTTTTAGAAAAAGATGGAATTATTATTCCACCCAAACATAAGACAGAAGAATATAAAAAACAAGTGTTAGATTTATATAATCAAGGATATAACTATCATAAAATTGCAGAAATCGTTGGTTCTGGGCATAAAACAGTAAAAAAACTTTTACTTGAAAGTGGTGTTAGATGGAGGGATACATCAGAGGCCTCTCGTAAGTGGAAATTAAATGAGCATTATTTTGATGTAATTGATACACCTAACAAAGCTTATATTCTGGGTTTTTTATATGCCGATGGTTATAATTGTTTAACAAAACATTCCATTCGTATGGCTTTACAAGAAGAAGATGGATACATATTAGAGGAAATGCGTCAAGAATTAGAAAGCGAAAAGCCGTTAAAGTATTTAGACTTTAATGGACAAATTATGTCCAATGGTTATCCTTGTAAAAATATGTATCAATTGGAAGTTTATGGCATACATATATGTAAGGCTTTAGAAAGACAAGGAATGAAACAGGGTAAAAGTTTGATATTACAGTTTCCAGAGAATTTGTCTAAAAAATTATATTCGCATTTTATTCGGGGTTATTTTGATGGAGATGGATGCATTGTAAATTCTATACGCAAAACAGGAAGTATATACTGTACTATTAATTTTACATCGACTGAGGATTTTTGTGTTAAATTGCAAGAAATTTTATTAAAACAATTACCTACCATAAAATGTCGTATTACAGATGCATCATGTCATAATGGTGTAACACGAGTATTAGAGGTGTATGGTAACCAACAATGTGAATTATTGGGTGATTGGTTATATAAAGATGCGAAAATGTATTTAAAAAGGAAATATCAAAAATATTTACAATTAAAAACCTATTTGTCAAATAAACAGCCTTAATAATAGTAACGACATTATTAAGTAATATAATAGGGCGTGTGGACAAGTGATTATACCACACAATTAGATAACATCACAAACGGATGGGTTCCAGATACTCATTATCTTTATGGAGATGAGGGTTTGAAAAAATACAATCTTTGTGACACTCGATATATGGCTCACGAACAACGGTTCGTTATGTCACATAATAAAATTAATCCTAAAGTATATGAAATCACAAAAGTTGTAGACCTTAATCCTATGGGAGTTATTAATTTAACTCTTAAACAGGATGAATGGAATGAAAAACGTGATAATCGTGAACTATTAATCTGTGATTATTATGATGAGACGGGTGAAACACAAATTATTATTCCTGAAGTAGAACCTCAAGATACCACATTAACCAGTTATATTTATACAGCGCATGTTAATGAGAATAATGAATTAGAGATTGATTATGTTGACCAAAGTGTCAGAGATACTGATTATAACAAATTACAAACTAATGGGACATATTATTTTGTTGCGGAATACTATACAGGAACCGTGGGTGGAGAACAAACTATCGATCCTAATAGAAAATCAGAATGGAAGTTAGAATTAAAAGATGTTGAAGGATTAACGGACACAGAAATTAATCGTTTAGATAGATTAATGGTAATGGATAAAATAGATGATAATATTATATCTATTCATCCAAAGAAAGCGTCTATATTAATCGGACATATTTTTACTCTTACTGTTACTGATATCGATGGTGAAAGTCGTTCTACCATGGATGTGGAGGTAATAGGATGAAAAGAGATATAGCCAATATAAAACGAGATTTGGACAATCGTCATAACAACGATATTATATATAAGAAGGATCAATTAATGAAAATCTTTCAAGAAGATCCAGACCTCAAAGAAGTGTTAGGCGCTAAACAACCTAAACCTTTAAATAAATATAGGGATGCTAATAATCCCACAGAAGAAGAATTAAAGAAACGTCAGGAAATATTAGATTACAATCGAGCAATTCAGCATGAACAAATTGTACCTTGGATTAAATTAAACGGGGTACAAAAAGAAGTGCTGAATTTTATTATGTTTGATATTTGGGATCAGACAGATAGATATGATAGAGGTGGAAAGGCAGTTAAAAATGAGCTTATTGAAGTCTATTGCGTTGTTCACGAAGATGATATGGATACTGAATATGGTATAGCACGCACTGACCTGCTTAGTTATATCGTTCGTGACTTGTTGTGTTGGACTAATGCATTAGGGAGACAACTTAGATGTTATGAAGATAAGCCCATGATTATTGATGCTCAATATTATATCCGTAGAATGAGATTCTTTATGAAAGCGCCTAATGTAGTTAATGGACATATGGGCACGAATAATATTTATGATAACTTTAGCCAGTTCTAATATTACTCAACTTCAATTGTTCTACGGAGATGATTATAAAGTTAATGATTTTATTACTATTCATCAACCAACCATTGGAGATATTTTGGAGTATGATAAACAATATGGTGAGTCTAGTTTTTGGACGATGCTTAATGTGTTTACCGCTAATCCTACGAGTTATAGACTTTTTCTTTGGAAAGATATGAATATTGATTGGACTTTTTTAAATGATTATCAATTGTTCATGATTCTTTATCGGACTTTGAGTATAGAACAGACCCGACTCATTTTTGGTGATTTAGATTTTTCTAAATTTGAAATATATACTCAACCTGAAGAGAAATGGACAAATATTGATGAAAAAGGAATTACAGATATTGTCAAAATCTTACGAAATTCGACCCTCTATAATCCTGAAAATGAATTAGAGTTAGATGAAGATAGTTATAATGTAATTGTTTATTATTTAAGAAGTGCTTTTAATATGTTTCCCAAAATAGAAAAAGCTAAAGATCGCACTACCAAAGAATGGATGATTGAAGAAGAAGAAATGAAATTAAAAACAAGAAAAGATGATGGAAGTTCTACTTCATATCTTCTTCCACTTATATCAGGATGTTTGAATCATCCCGGCTTTAAATATAATAAACAGCAATTAAAAGAAGTAAACTATTATGAATTTATGGACAGTGTACAAAGATTGCAGATTATTGAATCTACTAGTGCTTTGTTGCATGGTTCTTATTCTGGCTTTGCTGATGTTTCTAAAGTAGATAAAGAGCAATTCAACTTCATGCGTGAAATTAAACATGAATATGATAGGGGAATTGCTAAGAAAATAAATAAAAATTAAAAGAAAGGAAGGTAATTGCTATGGCTTTTAAACTTGGTGATTTAATTATCGATAGAATTTCCATGGGCTATGCCGAAAAGTTTGATGGTACGCCTCTGTATGTCCTGACTCAGCTTTCTGAAGCTTCTATTGAGATTTCTGCTGAGTCTCGTGATGCTGTTGACAAAGACGGTACACTGATTAAGCGTTTCTGGAACGCAAAGACTGGTGAGTTTACCGCAACTAATGCTATGCTTAACCTGAATATTATGGCGGCTCAGTCTGGTAATGAAGCTAACATTGCTACTTCTGACAACGTTATCGTTATGCCTAAGATTATTACTGTTAAATCTGGCACGACTGTCGATCTGGATGGTTTTGTAACTGGTAATCGTATTACCGTTAATGCTCTTGGCACCAATGGTGCTATGGGTAAGGCTTATACTCAGGGTACTGCTGCTTCTGCAACTGAGTTTGGTCTGACTGGTACAAAGTTTACTCCTCCGACTGATACTGCTGAATCTCAGTATGTTGTTAAGTTTGACCGTCAGGTTACTGAGGGTGTTGATATTCTTAACTCTGCTGATAAATTCCCCGCAACTGTTCGTCTGACCCTGAAGGGTCTGTGCGTTGATCCGTGCGAAGCAGATACGTTGAGAGCTAAAAAAATTGCTTAATTAGTAAATGGCTATTATAGAGTAATCTATATACACTTACGTATCTATAAAAAATAATAAGTGTCGATAACAGCTATATCAGGGAAAGTCCAGAGATGGATAATCCTGAGGAAAGATTTGGTATATTTACCAAAAATCCGCAACGACTACAGGATAAGATAAGTAATCATTTTATCGAAGCTGTTGCCCACAAGAATAATGTGGGATGATATATAGTCTGAACTCACGCTATAATCGAAATATAAAACGTGAGAAATAGGTAGAAATACCTATTCGCTATAGAAATATAGTCAGTACCCAACAAGCACTGGGGAAAGTAACAGTTTGGTTTACATCGTGCTTCCGTCCTTCCAGCCTAGCCCTGAAACCACTATCGCCCTGAGTTCTGATAATGCAACTCTGGACTTTAATGGCAGTCTTCAGACTGATTATTGCTCCACTGATAAATCCCTGTATCATATTTACTATGCTACAGCTGATACCGAGCAGTAAGAAGAGGATTGACAACAGATTTTAAGATATTATAATTAAATATGTTGCATGGCAGAGTGGGTGTCATAGCCCACTCTGCTTTTATTCAGGGTTTTAGGAAGGAGAATAGAAAAAGGAGTTTTATATGAGAAAATGCTATTTGGATAAAATACCTAAAATTCTGAAAAAAGATTATGAAATGATTGATTGGCGTAATGCAATTGGAATGAATATTGCCTTTGAATATGATGGTATTAAAGATAGTTTTAAAATTGTTGATTATGAATTAAGAGACAAAGTATATATAGTTTATAAAAACAAAAGATACATGATTTATGGTAAATATATTAGAAAAGGAAAAATAGCTAAAATATTTGGACAAAAAATAGATTGGTTATATTCTGAGGGAGATATAATTCAGGATTATGTCAATTCACATGATAGAAATCTTATAATTACAAAAAGACGATATATTGAGAATAATAAAAACCCCAAATATAGACATCATAAATATTATCAATATAGATGTCTAAAATGTGGTTATAATTGTATTATGGATAATTATTGGATTAATGAAGCAGATTTAAAAGCGGGCAAGGGATGTGGATGTTGTGCAGGTACAAAAGTAGTTATTGGTATAAACGATATTTCTACGACATTACCTTGGGCTGTACCATATATAGATGATATTAATTATGTTTACACTCATACTAAAACTAGTCAAAAAATAACAGATATGACTTGTCCTATATGTGGTTATAAAAAACGAATATCTGTTGATAAATTATATTATCAATCTTTTGGATGTCCTAAATGCTCAGATGGATTAAGTTATCCAGAAAAATTCTTTTTAAATATATTGCAACAATTGAATATTAAATTCAAATTTCAATTGAACAAAAAAGATTTTGTATGGTGTGATAAGTATCGGTATGATTTTTATTTGCCAGATTATAATTGTATTATTGAAACAAATGGGGTTCAACATTATGAAAATGGTTGGAAGAAAATTGATCTTCAACGTAAAATTGATAAACGAAAACGAGAATTAGCATTAAAAAATGGGATTAAACATTACATTGAATTGGATTGTCGTTATTCAGATAAAGATTATATTAAACATTCTATAATTAATTCCGGTGTCCCATTTAAAATAAATAATATTGATTATAATGAGGCAGATTTAAAAGCACAAAGAAACATATTAATTGATGCGTGTAAATTGTATGAATCGCATCCAGAAATCACTATTAAACAGATTGCTTTAAAATATAACGTTCACGTAGGTACCATTGTGCGTTATTTAAAAAAAGGGCGTGAAATTGGTTTATGTAAATACCGAGATGAACGCAAGAGCAATCGATCAGTAAAGTAAAGGAGAAAAACATGGGAAAATTTGATAGAACCTGTGTTGTCTGTGGGAAACATTATGAGTATTGCACAAACTGTGACCGATTCCTCAATTATCCCACGTTTATGACAATGTATTGTAGTAAAGAATGCGTTGACCTTTTTGATATTCTCTCTCGTTTTGAAGCAGGACAAACCTCTAAAGAAGATGCCCAAAAAGTGCTTCAGGGAATGGATCAAAATAAAATGAAAATGCTCAAAAATTCTATGGCTAATACTTATAAAAAGATTATAGCTGAAGATGAACCTGTTAAAATTGAAGAAGAAGTAGAACCAGTTAAACCTGAAGTTGATAAACAGATTGCAGGTGAAACAGTTAAAAAAGCGGTTTATAATGCAACTCGTGAGTCGGGTAAAAATGTTCCCCGTTCAATTGCTAGCAGGAAGCATTGATTATTTTTAAATGAACAGTGATTATTTTATTTTTTGACTTTTGACAAATACTATCCCCTAATTTTGGGTGATAGTCATATACAAAGGGCATAGCTTACGCTGTTCAGGCGAGGTTATGCCCTTTTTTTGTATTAGAAAGGAATTTGATATGATTGAACATGATGTAATAAATTCAAATCTACATCCACGTCCATATCGTCCTGAAGAAGTTGTACGTATTATTAATAGTAAACAATTCAAATTATATATTGCAAATGGTATTTACCCAATTGATATTTATACAGGATTAGATAGAAAAACAGGCAAAACTATATTGGTTATGATCTTTTTGAAAGATGAGACTAAGGAGGCATATAACCTTTGGTGTCGTTACGAACTTGAAGAAGATACTATTTGATAGGGGGTATATTATGGCGAAGAAAAAAACTACTACTCTCCTATCTCTTGATACTAGTACCACTTCTACTGGATGGGCAGTATTTCAAAATGGCGTTTATCAAGACTCAGGCGTGATTGATAAATTTAAAAAAGAAAAAAACGGCTATAAACGTCTTGAATTAATGGTTAAAGAATTATTGTCAGATATCGAGCAATTAAATCCAGATATTATTGTTATAGAAAAAGATGTTGTTTTTGGAAATATGAAAGTTATAGATATGCTTATGAAAATTATTGGAGCGGTCTATGGTTTTTGTTTAATAAATGGAATTACATATTATGAGTTTGCACCTAGTGAATGGCGCAAGTATGTAAAGCTTCAAGCGTTCGGTAGAAAACGCACTGAATTTAAACAAGCTTCAATTAAATATATCAAAGATAACTTTGATAAAGAAGTAAATGATGACGAAGCAGATGCTATCTGTGTAGGTGTAGCATACTGTAAAAAATTTGGATAAGGAAGAAAAGGAGTATTAATTATGGCTAAAAATACAAATCAGAATCAACAGGCAGATGTTAAGAAGCATTTTATGGATGCCGAGAAAGATCGAGTGAAATTTATTAGTGTCAAAGAATTTGTAAATAATTTAAAGAATCGCTCCTCAGATGATGCAAGACGTGTATATCTTGAAGGAACGCTTGCTGTTAAAGATTATGAACGTTATGAGGTTGTGTGTGTTATTTGTGACCAGATTATTACAAATAGTTATTTTACAGCGGATGGACAGTTTAAAGTTGATTCTTGTAAAAAGTATTTAATGTATGTGAGTGCATTGCTTAATACATATACTAATATTAAATTTGATGAAAGTGATGCGTTGAATGATTTTAATTTGTTACAACAATATGGACTTGTAGATGCAATTATTAATTATATTCCTGAAGCGCAAGTGGCTATGTTTGATAGCGTACTTAATATGAAAAGTAATGACTTAATGACTAATTATTATGAACCGCACGCATTTGTTAGAGAACAAGTAGTGAAATTTGCACCACTTATTCATAAATGGATTGAAAGTTTCCTTGGTGCTGTAGAAGGAGTTGTAAATGAAATTGATATGAATAAAGTGAAAGGGATTGTGAAAAAGGAGTGATGAGTAATACATGAAGACATCCATGACAATAAAAATTAATGGGAAATTGGAAGAGTCATTTGAACAAGCCTTATATAACGATTTAGAAAAATTTGGAGAGATTTTTTGCTCAACTGTAGTAGAAAAGGCTGCTCCTAAAATAAAACAATTCGCAGATAGAGAAATGGCGGGATATTATGCAGAGTATCATCCAGAATTTTATGATAGAACGGGTCAAATGAAAGACAAATCTTTTACGCAGTTTGTAACTAAAGGTATGCCGTATGAAGGTGGTATTGAAATAAATTCTGACAATACTCATCATCGTGGAGGATTTTACCCTAAATGGGGGAGTCCTGAACCGGGTATATCTGAAGAGCAAATTTATACCAGTGTGTGGGATTTAGGTTTGCATGGTAGAAAAGGAGCGAACCATTACACTAATACTTATCATATTTTTGACGAAAATGGCAAAGATAAATTTGAATTGAAAACGTTAGGCGAAAAACGTCATATACAAGGTATGCCCCATAGGTTAGATCGTTTAGTAAGAAAAGTCTGGGGTAGTGAATTTCAAAATCAAATGATTCAAATTGGTTTAGACAAGGCGTCTAAACAAAGATATTCAGTCTTAAAATTTATCTAATTTAATAAATAAAGGAGGTGTAATATTATGGCTGATAAAGGATCTTCAACTGCCAAAATTAGTTTAGTAGCTAATTTTGAGCAAAACAATATAAAAGCAATGGGGAAGCAGTTAAGTGATGGCATAAAAGCATCTCTTAAAGATATTAAACTAGATACTGTTTTTGACGATGCAAATATATTAGATGGTGTTAAAAAAGAAATTGAGTCGATTGACGGCTTATTAAAAAATAGAACATTAAATCGATTAGATTTTAGCAGTATGATTCCTCCATTGGCTCAAGCGCTTGAAGACAATAGTTTAAGTGAACAAATCAGATTGCAAATCATTCAGGGTTTTAGAGAAGGACTTGAAAGTGGTAGAACATTTTTACAAGGTATGCCGAGTGGTATGACGGGAGACGAAATTAAGGCGCAATTTCGTCAATCTGCAATTATGTCTGATGCTGTAGATTCAATGCCCGGATTAAATAAGTCCACTTTTAAAAAGATGTGGAAAGAGATAACTCCACAGGATATACGCCAAGCAATGGCTATGATGGATACTTATGATAATGAAGAAGATTTGCGTAAGTATATGGATTATCTTACAGATGCTGAAACGGCTATTCAAACCATTTTAGATAATATTGGTTATGAAACAAAAGGAAGTTCTCAAAAAACCGCAATGGCATATGGTAGACTCCAATATTTAGCGGAAGAAGATGGTAGCGGAAAAATTCGTAAAATATTGGAAAGATTGAATAATTCTGTAGTAGGCCCTTCTAAACATACATACAAAGATGAGAATGGCGAAATAAAAAGCAGAGAAGATAGAGGCTATGTTGGGAAACAAATTAAAGATGTTATTCAACAAATGCAAATAGATGATGAAGGTTTGAGTGACCTGATAGAAGACGTACAACTAATTTCTAGTATAAGAGATGATTATTTTAGTAGGATTTCTGAAAGTGATGCTACTATAGAAAATCTCCTTGCTAAAACCCTTCAGCGTGGATATAAAAATGGTTCATTACAAAAGATGGAACCATTATACAGTGGTAATTATAAAACACCTGCCCATATTACTTTATCTGATTTAGTTGAAGCAAGTAATAAAGAAACAGACACCAGTGGTGGTGAAGGTGCCGAGAATGCAGCCGAACGTGCCGAGAATGCGGCCGAACGTGCCGAGAATGCAAGTGAAGAAGCTCGTGTTGTTGCTGAAGATATGAAGGGAACCGTTGAAGAGGGAACTGTGGAGACTTCGGGCACATCAAAAAAATCCAAGAAGAAACCCTCTACCCAAACATCAGCTGAGCCAGCTGAACAAATAGCAGATGATGCAGAAGCAGATGCTGAAAGTGCAGAACATGTAGCTGATGTACTTGATGATAAAAAAACACGTCTTGAAAATACTATAACAGAATTAGAAAATAAAAATAGAGAATTACAGGAATTAAATAATAAATATCAAAAGACTATTTCTGACACTTTTGGTGAAGTTAAAACTCCTGAAGAGGCACTTGCGCTATTTAAAGAAAAAGCTGCTCAATTACAACAAGCAGATAAAGATTTTGCGGACATTGTTCCCCAAAGAAATTTTACCGATCCTTCTAATTCTGAGGAGATAGCAATATTAGAGGAGTATGAAAAACGATTAGCCGCTTTACAACAAGCCTTAGTTGAATATCAAAAAGCGGGTGAAACCGCAATGGGTAAAGGAGTAAATCCAACTGATATTCGTGCAAATCAAGTTGATGAAGAACGACTTCAATTAAATTTTGCCGATAGTACGATTGATGGATATATTAAAGGATTACAAAAAGCGATTGAAGATAATAAGAAGAAAATTAGTGAGTATGAAAATTTATTAAAAACATACAGAGGGCAGTTAGAAGAATTTACAAGGCAAGGTTCACCATCAGACGCAAAGCCGAGTGGAGGGGGACAAACTCAATCCCGTCCAGTAGTAGATACTGCACGAGAAGAAGCGGGAGAAGTTCGAAAATCTCGTGAAGAATTACAAGTTGAACGTGGAAAGTTAGAGGAAGAAATACGACAAAGTTCTCAAACTATGGAAGAAGCCAATGGTCAAATGACATTAATTGACGAAAAGATTGACCAAACGCAACAAAGTGAACAAAGAAATAGTATTACTGTTGATAGATTAACAGAAAAGAAAACACAAATTGAATCTCAAATTCAACAAACCAAAGATGAGTTAAAAACAATAAAAGAAAAATTACAAGATGCAGTAGATGCCAAACAAAGTGCTGAAGAAGAAATAAGAGCTTTAAATGAACAATTTTTTAATACTGATTCACTCGTTGTTTCTGCTGATTTTCCTGAAAATTTTGATAGATATAATCAATTAACAGATGAAAAACGTAGTACAGATTTTGATTTAAAATTTAATCAAGAGATGTTAGAACAATCCACACAAGAGCAGGAAGCGTTAGAAAAAATTCTTAAAGGTAGTTATTCAACAAAAACACTAAATGACGCATATAAACAAGCAATGGCAAGAAAAAAAGAATACATTCAATTACAAAAAGAATTTGAAAAAAGACCTCTTGCATCTGAAAAATTTGGTATTGAAAATATTGGTTCAGTAGATTATATGTTGGCTGTTAGAGAAGATCAAGAAGCTAGAGTCAAAGTAAATAAAGCGTGGATGGCATATTATAAAGCTTTTCAAGAATTTGAATCTCATGGACGAAACAGGTCAGGCAATAAAGAAGCGATGAAAGAACGCTTACTATCAGGAATAGACAGTCATGATTTACCTGTTTTTACTTCTTTTGCCGCAGAAACTGTTCCCGCCGAATTAGAAGAAGAATTAAAAACTCTTAACGCAGAAATAGAAGAAAGAAAAAAAGAAGTTAAAGAAACTCAAAAAAAAGCAGATGAACTTCAACAACAAATCAATGAATTATCATCTCATATTGTTACGAAAGATGATATTCTTCAAAAAATACAAGAAAAAGAAAAAGAACAACAAAAATTTGAGCAAGAAGAGGATAGTTGGACTGCTCAACAAGACACTAAACAAGCGGAATTAGATAATTTAAATGAACAACTTAACGGGACAAGAGGTATTGCAAATTATCTTAAAGCAGTTCAAGAAGGACAACAAAATAATCAAGAAGAACTCGCCCAACTTCAACAACAACGTGCTGAACAACAACGTATATATGATGAAGCAAAAGCTACTCAAGAAGAAAAAGCACGACAACTAGAAGAACTTGATCGACTAATTGCCGAAACTGAAGCAAGGGAATCGGTACCGCCTTCAACTCCTGCGGGCGCTCAAGAAAGAGATTCAACTCAAACAGATGATATTTATCAAAAAACTCTACAAGAATTTAATGAAACAAAAACAAAATTAGACCGTTTAAAAGAAGAAAGAGAAAGAATTCGTAGTGAGATTCAAAATATACTTAAAACAGCTCTGGGCGAAGAACATTCTAACACAGTAATTAGAAACGAACATGCTATACCAGAATATCAAAAAGAAATTGAAGAATACAAGGCTCAACTCCAACAATTAAATCAACAACAAGAAGAATTACAAGCAATTATAGAAGAAGGTTATTCTACTAATGGAAAAAGAGATGCCAGAGCATTATTGAAACAAAAAAAAGAAGACTACGAGAATGCTTGGAGAGCGCAAGAAAATTCTTTAGGTCAAATGACCAGCCCATTAGAGAAAAGTAAAGCGTCTTATAATTTTGATAAAGCATGGATTGAATATTACAAAGCGTTTCAAGAAGCACAAAAAAAAGCCGTAAATGAAGATTGGTTAAAAAAACAAACAATTATTGAAGAAGATCCAATGCACTTTTCTGAAGATGTATATCAAGATAGAATTAATCATATTCAGCAATCTTCTCAAAGTTATAAACAAGAAATAGAAAAAAGTATCTTAGAAGAAGACTCTCTTATTGAGCAGACACAGAATCGATTAGCACGACTTAGGGAGAAAGAACAAGAAGTTCTTAGTGGTTCTTCTGAATATCAAACTTTAACTGGGGAAAAAGACCAACTTGATCAAGAAATATCACAACTTCAAGAAGCGTTAGAGCAAAAACGAAAATTATTAAAGTCTATTGAACAAGAAGAAGTTGAAACGGGCACAAATATCGAGCCTCCTCTCTCCTCTTCTGGCGCAGAAACTGCAAACGGTGTTCAAGAAGAAGGAAACGAAGCAGGTGATGCGGCTGAAAAAATGCAAGCATTAGCACAAGCTAAAAAAGAAGCACTTGAAGCCAATAAACAACTTGCCGAGTCTGCTAATACGACCCAAAAGGCAATTCAAAACGAGAGTGATGCAGGGAACTTTGATGAACTTATCGCTAAATTAGTCGAAGCAGCCAAATTACTTGCTCAACTTCCTCAATCATTTGAAGGATTTAAAGGTTTTGATTTAGAACCATTAAAAACTTTATCTGAAGCAATTCAACAACTTCCTAAAGAAGGATTGAATATTTCATTAGGTGATAGTTTTAATAATCTTGCAAATAATATTGATAAAACGTTACAAAAAGTACAAGAATTAACATCTCAAGCGAAAAACGCAGAAATTGAAAGTACTATTGCAGAAAAATATGATGAACAAATTAAACAATTAAAAACAGATGCTGAAGAAGCTAAACGTGTAATTGAAGAGTTAAAAAAAGCACAAACTATTAAACAAAGCCCTAGCATTGATGAATATGACCCAACTTTAGATTCCACGACCGCTCGCACAAAAAAACGTAATGTTGCAAAAAGAATATCAAAACAACAAACACCTGAAATAGACCCTCTTGCTAAAGAATATGGGTTATTGTATCAGGCTCAACAAGAATCTTTTAAAGCTAATAATATTGATGAATATAATACCGCATTAGAAAAAAGTGAGTCTATTCTTCAAAGAATAAATGAATTAGAGCAAAAAATATTTTCTGACTATGGTAAAAATCCTTATCAAGATGAATTATTATCTCGTAATTATTCTCAACTTCTTCAAGATAATTCTCAAAATAAAAATAATGTACAAGCTTCTAAAAATAATATTGAAAATTTTATAGAAAAACAAAATGCTGAGATTGAAAATTTGGAAAACAGGGTTAATAATATACAATTAATTCCTGAAGAGGCTCAAACAAATTGGGATCAAGCATATATTGATAAATATAATTCTATTAAAGAAAGTGCACAAGAAGTAACCACAACGATACAAATTTTAAAAGAGACTCTTGCACAGGCAGGCGCTACGGGATTAGACCAGAATACATTACGTGCGTTTTTAGAATTTAAACAATCAGCCACAGAACAAGTTACTTCTACTCAAAAAGAAAACGATACTTTTAAATCTAACATTGCTTCGATGTCTAATGAATATATCAGTAAATTATCTGAGGTTGAAAATCGATTATTAACAATAAAAAAAAACAGTGAAAAATTAATTAATGTTGACCCTTCAATAGGGAATACATTAATTTTTGTTGAACAATATTTAAATAAAATTAAAGATTTAAAAGAAACTGTTAGTAAAGAACCTTTAGCAATATATGATTCAGATATTAAAGGACATATTGATACTACAATTTCAGAATTAACCGATAAAAAGAACGAAAAAGATGAACAAAGTATGTTAGAACAAATGGAACAAATATCTGAACGTTCTCAAACTGATCTTGACAGGATTGTTAATAACTATAGTAGATATACTACAGCTCTAAACAAATTATTTACTGATATAGCCAAAGGTTCAAAATCATCAGCAGATGAATTAGAAAAAGATTTTAAACGCATTAATGATTTTTCTTCTAAACTTGTTAATGCTACAGGATTAGAACAAGGAGATTTATTAAAAGGTGAATTAAAATCTTCTGCTAGTCCTAGAATAGTTGATGCGCAAACAGAAGCTTATAATAAAAATGCCATAGCCTTTGAGGGTATGTATACAAAAATTGAATCAAAAGCCGAATCCGCTAAAAATAAGATTGAAGAAATTTTTGGGGATATGGACATAACCAAAAGCTTGGATGAAAAATTTATTGGTGGAAATGTTAAGGGTTTTGATGAATTCGTACAAAAAGCAACACAAGTAGAAACAGTTTTAAAACATTTAGAAAAAATACAAGGGACAATAAAAACAGATGATACTTGGCTTTTACAAAAGAAGAATGCTGATGAATTAAGACAAACTATTGCAACATTGGAGACTTCATTAGCTAATGTATCTAAAGCTTCTTCTAATTTTAAAATTGTTGATGATCTTGATGTTCAAAAATTACGTGCTTCTACTAAGCAATATATTAGAGACAATCCTGCGTTAACAGGTGGTGAAGTTTCTGAACTTAATAATTATATTAATCAATTACAAAATAAAATAAATAGTGTAGATTTTAAAAATATAGAAGATGGAATCCAAGGAGTGCAACAAAAAGCTCAAGAAGCGGGACATACTGGTGAAACTTTTATGTCTATGCTTACTCAGCGTTTTAAATCTTTAGGTGCTTATCTTTTATCTTTTGTATCATTCTATGAAGTAATTGGTGTTTTTAAACAAGGTATTGGAATAATTCATGAACTTGATGATGCTTTAACAGAAATGCAAAAAGTTTCTGACGAAAGTTTAGCGAGTTTAAGAGAGTATCAAAAAAGTACATTTGCTACAGCGAATGATATCGGCACAACGGCTGCCCAATTACAGCAAAGTACGGCTGACTGGATGAGGCTTGGCGAGGATTTACAGACAGCATCTCAATCTGCACAAACCGCAAATGTACTGTTTAATGTGTCTGAATTTGATAATATTAATGACGCAACAACCGCATTGGTTGCTATGAGTGCTGCTTATGCTGATGCTGAAAAAGATATCGATAAGATGGATATTGTTGATAGGCTTAATCTTATTGGTAACAACTACGCAATAGCAACTGATGAATTAGCTACAGCACTTCAAGATGGTGCGGCAACATTACAAACAGCAGGAAATGATCTTGATGAAGCTATAGCTCTCACAACCGCAGGTAATGAAAAGATTGCCTGAATATGTGGTGACACATATTTAGAACACATTTAATTGCTGAAAATCCTAAAGGATAATTAGCAGCGAAGCCATATATTCATATTATTGACATTTTATAATTAAATGTTTATAATATATATGGAACGTTCAACGACTATTCCCATGTCGGGATTAGGACTAGAGAATACATATCCTAATCAATAGAAGTACGGCTCAATCGCAAATGGAGTGGGTGAAAACCCCTTAAATGGAAATGGTGTGCTCTCTTATTTAATAAGAGATGAAGATATAGTCTGATCCTACGAGTAATCGTAGAAATAGATTGATATTTTATAATTAAATATTAATCTAACAACTATATGTTGCGAATATAGTTGAACATAAATGAATCTTATAACTCAAGATGCTTCAAAAACGGGCAAAGGTATTCGTACCATTGCTCTCCGCTTGACGGGGACTAAAGAAGCGGCAGAAGAATTGGAAGAAATGGGCGAAGATACGTCCGATATGATCATGTCGCAATCTAAAATGCGTGAATTGATTATGAACGCTACTAAAGTTGCGTCTAACGATTATAAAGGTTTTGATATTCAAGATGAGTTAGGTCGCTACAAATCAACTTATGAGATAAACAACATTGTCTCTATATAACTATATCGGTTAAAGTCTTAGGGGAAGATAAGACCGAGGTAAGATGTTTTAATTATATTTAGAGGTAATCCAATGTATCAAAAAAGTTTCGATAAGTGGTGTATAGAACATCACAGAGAAGATTTAATTACTATATGGAATAGTGAAAAGAATGGAGATATTACAAATTCTCGAATGTCAGATGGAAAAAAGTATTGGTTTACAATAAATCCAGATGAAGAAGATGTTTCTTATTCTTTAGCTAATATTCGTTCAAAAAAAGGAGGAGACCCTTTTGATAAATTTAATAATAGTTTTGGACATAATGTTGTAAAAAAATATGGTAAAGAATATTTATATAAAATTTGGTCACCGACTAATAATAAATCTCCATACGAATTTACAAAAGGAAGTACTTTAAAAATATATGTACGTTGTGCTGATAACCCTGAACACCCAGAACACATAACTACTCCTGATACTTTTATTCGAGGACGTAGTACATGCCCTTATTGTAATCATAAAAGAATTCTACCAAAAGAAAGCTTTGCTCAATATCACATAAATAATACAGATGGAGATTTTTTAACTAAATATTGGAGCAAAGACAATAATGTAGATCCATTTACAATTGCACCACAAAGTAACAAGCCAAAGGTATTAATTAAATGTCAATTAATAGATTATCACATATATTCTATTTCTCCGGCGAATTTTACGAGGGGGCGAAGATGCCCTTATTGTGAAGACGGGAAGAAAAAGACTCATTATTTAGATTCATTAGGACATAAATATCCTCAAATTATAAATATATGGTCAAATAAAAATAGGCGCTCTCCATATGCCTTTAGATGTAACAGCCATGAAAAAATTTGGCTAAAATGTGAAAAAAGGAAACATGAGGACTATTTAAGAACTATTAGAGATTATACTGTATCTGGTGCAGTTAATTGCCCAATGTGTACAAAAGAAAGAAAAGTGTCTTATATAGAAGAGAATGTACAGAATTATATTTTATCACTTGGGTATAATCTAAAATGTGAGTATGGATGTTCTATTATTGCAATAAATCCTAAAACAGGATTTAAAATGCCTTATGATAATGAAATTCCAGAATTAAAATTAATAGTTGAAGTTCACGGGATACAGCATTATGAATTAAGTGGATGGCATATGACTCAATCAAAAAAATCTGGGAAAACGCCAGAGGAAGAATTTCAATATCAAAAGCAAAAGGATTTGATAAAAAAAGATTATGCAATAAGTAAAGGATATCATTATCTTGAAGTCCCATATTGGACTTTTGAATCAGAGGAATATAAAGAATTGATCAATAATAAAATTAAACAAATTAAAACATCAACCGTAGAGACTGCGGGATAATATAGGTAACTATACTATTGAAGTTATACATATTTTATTTAAATATGAATATACAGTCCGAACTCACGCTATAACCCCAATATAATAAGAAACGTGAGAATCAGCCAGAAATGACTGGTCGCCTATTTTTTTATAGGTCATAAAAGTAACAGAATGAATGTTAGGTCTCTCCCAAATCTGGGATGAAATCCGTCAAGCTGACCTTAAATCTGGTGATAACCGTCAGAATTTATTACTTGAATCAATTGCAGGAAAGAACCGTGCGTCCATAGCCAGCTCAATTCTCCAAAATCCTTCGGTTTTGCAATCCGTTTACGAAGATTCTTCCACAAAAGCCGCAGGTTCTGCAATGGAAGAAAATCAGAAATATTTAGATAGTATTAGTGGTCAAACAGGCTACATATTACAGAAATGTAATAAATAAATAATCCATCTAATTGCTGGGACACCCTTAGAGACTTATATACTACAATATAAAAGTAATTTTATATGAATGTTTTAATAAATATAAGTATTGGGCAATCAGCAGCGAAGCACGATATTGACATGTTATAATTAATTTATTATACTAATATCGTGAACGTTCAACGACTATCCCTTTGGTCAATTAAGACAATAGGAGTACGGCTCAATCGCAAATGGAGTGGGTGAAAATCCCTTAAATGGAAATGGTGGACACCTTAACAGATTAAGCTGAAGGTGAAGATATAGTCTATTCTTTATGGAAACATAAAGTTAATTGCATATAGTTTTATGGAGAAAAATTATGAAATATAGAAATAGAATTATAAAAAGCAAAGTAGAAGAATGGTTTAAAAATCATCCTTCATTTAAAGAATTCGGAGAAAATGGTTATCTTTCAGAAGGGGTTAAAGTTATAGATACAGATGGGTATAAATATATTTTAAATCCTAACAATCCTAGAAATAATAGCGTCCCCGAAAGATTTCATATCAACAATCCTTTTACGATAGACAATATAAAATTATATTTATCATTAACAAATAGCAATCTTATTTTAGTGTCACAGGAATATCAAGGCAACAATAAACGAATGAAGTGGAAATGTTTTAAAAATCATGTTTTTACCCATACATGGGATGAAATTCTTACTGGACATATAACATGCCCTTTTTGTGCTGATATTGACAGACATGGCAAAGTTACTCAAGATTATATAGAACGGGTTCATAATTTAGGTTATAATTTTATAACTGTTCCTAAAACACTTATTATTACATCTTCTATAGATATAATAGATAAGAATGGATATAAATATAGCGCCTATCTTCGTTCTTTATTGCGGGGTAACCCACCTCAAAAATTTAGTACAAAGAATAAATACACAATTCAAAATATTAATCATTTATTTGAACTCTCTGATAGGAAAAATTATTTTTGCAATAATGATGAATATTTTGGAAACACAAAACCTTTAAAAATTAGGCATAAACGTTGTAATCAAGTATATACAACCGATCTTACGTTAATTCAAGAGGGGCAAAGATGTCCTTATTGTTATGGTGATTTGGTAGAATCTTTTCATGCTTCTTTGTTAAAGCAAGTATTTAAACATGAATATCCGAATACGGTTTTAGAAGATCCCTCTTGTATTAATCCTAATACTGGCTATTCTTTACCCACAGATATCGTAAATCATGAATTAAACATTGCGATTGAAATTCAAAGTAGTTTTCATGATAAAGAGACACAAAAAATAAAAGATAAAATTAAAAAAGACTATTGGATTAATAGGGGTTGTTCATTCTTTGCACCAGATATTAGAGATTATAGTCCAATAGAATTGGTACAATTATTCTTTCCTGAAATAACTGTTATTCCAAAGTATTTTGTTCCTTCTTTTTCTAAAACCATTAATGTTTTATTCCTTCAAAAAGAATTGGATAATGGAAAATCTTTAAAACAAATCAGTAAAGAAACTGGAATTAAGCATGGCACTTTACAACATGCGGTAAAAGACCATCGTTTAACATTACCTGATGATTATAAAGAGAAGCATTTAAATTGGAGGCCGATAGTCATGGTAGATGATAATAATATTATTGTTAAAGAATTTTCAACTTTGGCGCAAGCTAATAAAGAAGGATATAAATCTGGAACTGTCATTCGTGTATTGAAAAAGAAACAAGACAAATCTTATGGATACAAATGGTTTTATAAAGACGAGTTTGTATCTTAACTATATGCAATTAAATATGTATGTTGCGAATACATATAAATAATAAGCACCTTGCAAAACTTCAAAATGCTTGGCAAGAACTCTGGGCTAATGCCGCTAATCGTGACATCATCAATATGTTCATTGATCTCGGTACTACTATCCTTAACGTCATAAACGAAATTGGTGGACTTCAATCAGCTTTCACACTTCTTTATGGGGACACAATCCTTAAAGGACTAATGACCGCTGATAGTTGGTTAGTCAAATTTGTTCAGGGATTAGATAATGCAAAAGCATCGAGCCAAGGTTTAGGAGATACTTTAAATAATGTATTTACTAATTTAACAGGCGGTGGTAATCCTAACAAAGAAACACGCTGGAAAGGGCTTGCCCAAATTCAAAAGAATCGAGAGGACGCCAAAACCGGAAAAACCAAGAATTCAATTGCAGATGAAACAAAAGAAGTAATTGAAGCAAATAAGGAATTAGCAGAATCGGAAGAACTGGTACAAGCTGCAACAGAGGGGAGCACAATTGCGAAAGAAGCGAATATGGCAACAGAAGGTGCTCAAACTGGCGCTAAAATGGCTGGTGCTATGGCTGAAGAAACCGATGCAACTAGTACGGCAAATAATACAGACCAAACAAATAAAAATACTATTGCCACTGAAGCAAATACAGCGGCAGAGGGCGCTCAAAGTGTTGCTAAAGGTGCTGGTGGAGCTGCTGAAGCTGTAAATAGCGCAGGTGGAATCGGAGGAATGATTGCTGGAGCCGTTGCTAACCCTATGACGTGGCTTATGGCAATTCCTGCTGTTTTGGCATTGATTAGCACGATTATTAATTCTATTAAGAAACAACAACAAGAATTAATAGACGGTGAAAAAGAAGCCACTTCTACTTGGCAAGAAGCTAAAACTGGTATAGATGAATATGCACAAAAATATCAGGAGTTGCATGCACAATTACAAAATACTAATTTGTCAGAAGAAGAACAAGCAGATATTAAAAAGCAAATTTATGAATTACAAAAACAAATAACAGAAGAATATGGTAATGCAGCTGATGGTGTGAATCTTGTTAATGGTAATCTTGATGAACAGTTAGAAAAATTACGTCAAATTAAAGCTGAAGAAGCTAAAAAGAATTTATTAGACAACGAAAAAGAATATGAAAACGCCCGAAAAGCCATGGAGCAAGAACGGTCTTACGATATGGTTGTTGCCCGTAATGCTCCTGTTACTCAAGACGCTCAAGACATACTTAAAAAATATGGATATGAATTAAAACAACGTTCTGCTGGTATGGGTACGGTCGAACAATATATTGAATTTAAGGGCGATGCTTCTGATGCAGAACAAGCGTTACAGGAGCTATTTGATGAAGTTGGTAACTTCTCTGAGGACGAGCGTGTAGAAAAAGGATTACAAACTTTCTTTACAAGTATTTCTAGCGCAACTGAAAAAAATAATCAAATTCTTCGAGACCATCAAGAAGCGTATAATGCCTTTTTAGAAGAAAAGATTTTTGCTAATGATGATGTTTATGGTAATGCACAACAAACCGCTGGTGAAGTATTAATTGAATTAGAAAATGCTGTTAATGATTATAATATGGCATTACAATCAGGAGATACTTCTCAAATTGAGAAAACCAAGAAAACTTTTGAAGACCTGAAAGGCGTTGTTGATGATGATATTACAAAAAATATGGGCGATATATATTCTCGTCCTTTTGACGATCTCATTGATAAAGTAGATAGCGTACAAGAAGAAGCATATAATGTCAAAAAGAAATTCGATGACCCTAACACCAAGAACGTAGTTGAGTCAATTTTAGGTTCTCCTAAAGAAAATAAAAAATCTGCTGAAGAAATTCCAGATGCTCTTCGTGATGCCGCTGAAAATATTCTTGATGAACAACGCAAAGCATACGAATGGGGAATGAAGCCATTTGGTGTTAATCCTTTACAAGGATTATATGACCAATCGCAATTTGGTAATATTGATATGAATAATCGTCCTACTATAAAATGGAACGATGATTGGAAAAAACAATTTGCTGATGCGCTTAAAAGTTGGAATTATAGCCCTGAAAATGGAACAATAGATACTGTATTTGGTCGCTCCGATAATTTTAATGGACTTGAAATTGCATTTACTCCTATACTTGCTACAGAAGATGGCAAAGCGGATTTCATGAGTTATGATGCTGTTCATGAATATATTCAAGGATTAGTTGAAAAAGCGACTGACAAAGATGGTAACATTGATGCACAATTGGTCTTAGATTTAGATGCGGGTAAAGTAAAAGATAAAGATATTATACCCAAACAAATTATTGGCGCTATTGATGGTATAGGTAAATATTCTGCCCAAACAGTCGGTAAGATGATGCACTTTTCTGGCAAAAAAGGGGCTATTTCTTTAGGAATGGAACAATTATCAAAAGCCGCCAAAGATGCAGGTATTGATGTACAAAAAGTTTTAGATATATTACAAAAAACTGGCAATGTAGACGCTTTATCGGGTCTATTTGATGATTTTAAATATGATGTTACAGATATAGAAGGATATTTAAGTGACCTGTCTAATCTTCCTCCTGAAATTGCTGATGATATTCTTACAATAGCGGATGCTTTTGGCATAACTGCTAATTCTTCTTCTGATTCTATTAATGCGGTTGCGGAATTGTTGGGAAGTTTGGGATATATAGCAACTACGTCTTTGGATGAAGCGGGCGAATCTTTTGACCAATTTGCATTAAAAGCTTCTGGATGGATTGAAGAAACAACTAATTTATCTTCTGTTCTTTCTAAAGGTCAAGGGTTTTTAACATTTACTAAAACGCAAGATGATCAAGGACATGAAATAGCGAGTGAAGTTAAAGCTATTGCTGATGCTTATAAAGACCTGCCGGGATATAATTATGCTTCTTTATTTGAAGAAACTGCGGGCGGTATTATGGTTAATGCTGAAGCTTTAAGGGCATTACAATCTCAAGAAGAGTCTATGCGTCATGCAGAGTTTTACGAGAAACGTCAGAAGTTAATGAAGCAATTCATGGCTTCTTCTGGAGCTGCCGCTGAAGCTTATAGAACACAGATTGAAGAACTTGATATGTTATGGTCTGCTTATAGTGGTGCCACTTCAGCATTAAGTAAATATCAAAATAATCATGGTGCGGCTGATTATAGTACAAATTACAAACTTTTTAGAGATCAAATATTTAAAGAGGGCGATGAATATCTTACCAATGGTGAAACTGGTGAAGAAGGATTTAGACGAATTGCTCAATTATTTTCATATAAAGATTTAGCATTGGCTACTATTGATGAAGTTAGAGATGCTTACATAAATGGTGCCGACACAATGCAAAAATTCTTTACAGAAGTTCCTGCGGAAGGTGCCGCTTTATGGGCAGATGAAGTAATGTCATGGTCTGAAGAGTATGCTAAAATCACAACGGATGAAACGGGTAAAACTGTTATCTCTATGACAGATCAGAATTTGGACGCTGTAGCGGAACATTATGGTGTTTCTAAAGATTTAATTCTTTCATTGATGAATGAATTAAATGCAACTGGCTCTAGAATACATTTCTTTACTGATGGTCAAATGCAACAGTTAGAAGAAGTTAACAAGCGTGCTGAAGCGGCTAGAAAAGCACTTATTGAAATGAAAGATCAAGGAACTGATCCTGCTCTTGCTAATTCTGATATTCTTAATTTTGATATGGCTAATATGAGCGCTGAAGAATTAGAAGCAAAAATTAAAGAATTACAAGATTTAAGAGCCGACCCTGATATAGACACCGAAACAGCTTCTTTATTAGATGAATTACTTAAAAGCGCAATTGAAAGCTTAGATATTATAAATGGTAAACATGTTGAACCTGATATGGAAATTAACGTTGATACTTTAGATTACGCTAAAGAAATAACAGGTGATCTTAACGAAAGACTAGATTCAATTAAAGAAAACAGTAAATTAGGATTTGATATTTCGATTAAAGATGATCAAAAAATACAAGAGTTTGCCCAACAATTTTCTCAGTTGCCTGAAAAAATACAGATGGCATATGATTTTACACCGACTAATGACCCCGAAGAGATTATTAAACAAATTGAAAATAAATATGCTAATGGAGTTGAGATAAAAATATCTCCTGTTTTAGACAACTCTCATATTCAGGGTTATTATCAAGATGGGCATGCCCCTATTGGCGCAGATCTCATTACTGTTGGTGTCGGTGTCGATCCTGCAAGTATCGAAGGTGCGAAACAACAGGCCGAAGAGGGAATTAGTCAGGCTCAACCTGAAATGAATATTCATGGTGAGGTAACAGGAGAAGATAAACCATTAATACAACAAATGGCTGAAGGAGCTTTGTCTGCACTGTCAGGTCTGTTTACGGTTACGGCAGAGGCAAGCGAAGTTGAAGAAGTTAAAGAAGAAGCCGAACAACCCATAGAAACCGATGTTCACTTTAAACCAGAAAATACTGTTCAAGATGCGGCTAATCAAGCAGGTGCTCAACAAGGTGTGAATACCACAACTACTGAAACTAAAGTAACCAATGAAGAAACGCATACGGTTGCGACTGCTGATACTGCTCAATTGGATGTATTAAATCAGAAAATGCAATCGGTTCAAGCAATGGGCGGTTCGACTGTTTCTATTGGTGTGGCAGTTTCTGGTATAGAAAACATTGAAGCGGCTGAAAATAATATTAATACATTAATTGCAAAAGACAAATCTAAAGTAACAGTATATGTTTATGGCAATGCCGCAATGTTTAATAGAGTATATATTCAAACAAATTCGGCATTAAATGCTCTTGCTCAAAAGAAAACCGAACCTAAGATTACTGCAAATAATTCTAATTTAAAAGATAAAGTATCCGAAGCAAAAAATAAGTTAAACAGTATTGATGATAAAAAAGTCCATATTACCGCTAGTAATAGTGGTTTTGCAGAAATTTCCAATTGGAAACATAATACTTATGATGGCTTACATGATAAATCAATAAAAGTTACAACCCATTATTCTTATACTGGCGATCCTAAAATGGGGAAAGGCGGTTTCCAAGGCTCAGCTCATAACCAAGGTACTATAGTATCTAAAGGTCATGCTTATGCAGGTGGTACTTTATCTGGTAATTGGGGACTTCCGCAAGCAGAAAAAGGTGCTTTAGTTAACGAATTAGGCGAAGAAGTAATTGTTACTCCAGATGGACATTGGCAGATTCTTAATGGTGGTGATCCTACTTTTGCAAATCTTCCAAAAGGTTCAATCATTTTTAATCATAAACAATCTGAATCTCTTCTTAAAAAGGGATATATTAATGGTTCTCATGGTAAAATGGTTGGCGGCGCTTTTGCAAACGGTACTGTCGATGAAGATGAAGATATAGATGAAGATTCTCTATTTGAAGAAGTTGCGGGCAATGCATTTGCTGTAGGTACTGCAAAATGGAACGAACAATTATCTGGTACGTCTCATGCAGCCGGAGGTACTATACGCAGACCAACAACCTATACCCGTAGTGGTTCTAATAATTCTTCTTCCAATAATCGTAGTGGTAGTGGAAATCATCATAGTGGAAATCATCATAGTGGTAATAATAACTCTTCTTCTAATAAGAAAGCCAAAGACAATCTCCAAACTCTTGACGCCATTGAAATCAGACTTAATCGTATTGATGCGTTAATTGCCAAACTAGACACCAATGCGGCTAAAACATATGATATTTTTGCTAATCGTAATACTGCTCTTAAAAATGATTTAGCAACGGTTAATAAAGAAATTCGAGCTATTAATACATCTTTAAAGAGTACTGATAAAACACGTAATTATCTACTTAAAGCGGCAGATGCGGCAAAAGAAGCAGGTCTTAAGAGTGGCGATGAGGGTTATAGTTCCAAATCTGAAGGTGCATCTGGAAAAGCATTAAGTCAGGACTGGATTAACAAAATTAAAAACTTTGTTGACAATGGCAAATATTTCACAGTTACCGATGTTAGAAATGAAGGTCTTTGGAAAAAGATTCAGGCTTATCAGACATGGTATGAAAAATATGTTAAATTACAACAGAAAGTTCAGGATCAAACCAACAAACTTTCTCAGTTAACCATTCAGCAATTAACATTAATTCAAACTAAATGGGAAACATCACTTAATAGTATAGCGGCGAGTATCACCGAATATCAAAATGAAATAGATTTAGCAAATGAAAAAGGCTATGATGCCGCTGAGAGTTATTACAATCAACAGATTCTTTTAAATAAAAAGAGAAGTAAGAATTTAACCGATGAAGCAGACGAACTTCAAAAGAAATTAAATGATGCAGTAAAATCTGGACGTATTAAAAAAGATTCTGAAGAATGGCGTAAATGGCAGACTCAGATTAAAAATGTCAAGAATGAAATCATTGCTACTGATAAGGAAATTCAATCTCTTCTGAATTCTATTCGTCAAATACGTTGGGATAAATTTGATCGTGGTCAAGATGAAATTGCCGACATGATTGATGAAGCCGAATTCTTAGGTGGTCTTATTAATGAAATAGACCTCTTTGATAAAGATACTGGTTTTGTCACCGATAAAGGCAAGGCGGCATTTGGTCTGGAAGCCCAGAAATATGACCTTTATATTAAACAGGCTCAAAAATATGGAGAGGCTGTTAAAGAATTAAATGCTGAAATAGCTAAAGACCCAAATAATAAAACATTAATTGACCAACGTAATACATGGTTAAAAGCACAGCGTGAAGCTATTGAAAATGCACATGCTGAAAAAGAAGCCATTGCTGATTTAGTTGAAAAAGGAATTAAGAAACAGATTGAAGTAATGGAAGAATTGATTGATAAATATGAAAAAGCATTAGATGCTGAAAAAGATCAGCAGAAATATGCTGACAGCATAGCTGAAAAACAAAAGAAAATCAATTCTTTACAGAAACAATTAAAGTCTATGGAAGGTGACGATTCTGAGGAAGGTGCTACTCGTAGACAGAAACTTAGAGATGAGTTAAAAGAAGCGCAAAAAGATTTAGAAGAAACTCAAGAAGACCAGAGAATTTCCGATATTAAAGATGCATTATCTGACATGCAGGAAAGATATGAAGAATTCTTGAATACAAAGTTAGAAGATATTGATGCACTTTTACAAGAAGTTGTTTCTGGAGTTAATCAATCTGGTGCTGATATTAGTACTACGATTCAGAATGTCGCTAAATCTGTAAATTATACAATTAGTAGTAACTTACAGGCGACATATAAAGATGTACAGAATCTGAGTGCGAATGTTGCTAATATAGCTAATCGAATTGATGCATTAGTTAGTGGAACATCTGATACCAATGGAACTATTATTAACACGTCTGCAACAACTGTTAAGAATACGCCAACTCCTGATGTTCCTAAAAAAGTTGAAATGCCAACTGAACCTAAGAAAACAAGTGGGTCAAGTGGTAAGAATGGTTTTGTAAAAGAAAACGGAAAAACTTATTATTATAAAAATGATAAAAAACAATCTGGTTGGCAAACTGTCGGTGGTAAGAAATATTATTTAAGCACCAAGGACAATAGTTTGCTTACTGGCGTACAAAAAATTGGCAAGAATTATTATTTATTAGATAGTAAAACAGGTGAATTAAAAGATAAATATACTGGATTATATAAACAAAACGGCAGTACTTATTACTTTAAATCAGGTAATATTCAAACTGGATGGCAGTCTATGAAAGAAGGTAGGCGTTACTTCAGCACTAAGACTGGTAAAATGCTTACAGGTATCCAAACAATTGGAAAAGATAATTATTATTTTAATTCCAATGGTATACTGCAAATAGGTAAATTCAATGTTGGCGATTACAGTTATGAAACCGATAAAGATGGTAAGATTAAGAAAAAGACCCGTAGAACTGGTGGCGTTCCCGCAATAAAAGGTAGTACGATTAAAGATAAATCGCCTACTAAACTTTCGGGTCTTGGTATAAAAGGACTTGCTTCTGGAACTAAGAAAGTTTCAAAATCTGACCTCTATCAGGTTGATGAAAAAGGTAATGAAGTCTTTATTAATAAACAGGGCAAAATTTATACTCGTCTTGAAAAAGGTGCTACTGTTTTACCCCATGATGCGGCAATTAATCTTCTTAAAGGCATGAGTAATCCTGTTGAATTTATTGCCAGTCATATGGATATGCGACCCAATAAAAATATTACTACTAATAACACAACTGGAGATACTGTTAATTATATCACATTTAAGATGGATGGAGTTACGAATTATGCAGAGTTCATGCGTGAAGCACAACGTGATCCTAATTTTACCAAATATATTCAAGAAATATCTATTGGTAAATTAAATGGCAATAATTCTCTTAAAGGCAATTCTATTCATTTTAGATAATATTATTTACAATGGGCACCTGTAAAAGGGTGCTCATTGTTTTAAAGGAGATATAAAAATGGATAAAAAAGATATATTTCAGGAGTATATGGAAAAGCTAAAACAATGTGATGAAATAATTAAAGATAATCAAAAAATTGCTCGACAATTGAGAGCAGAATTAAAAGAAGTTGAAGATTTAAAACAGCAACTTCAACAATTGATAGAGTTAAACTCGCAATAAAATGAAAGGTGGTGCTATGAGTTGAGTGTAACAAATTTTATGTATGATGGTATTAGCTTGCATAATTTTAATAATGGTAAATATATAATGGCAAACTTTACCACAGATAATGTTCCGACAGAAGGACAGAGAAATATCGCACAAACACCATTGTTTTCAGGTAAGGAACAGCCCTTTTTATATCAGAATTACTCTTCTACTCTTTCATTTATTATTACTATTATAAAAAATCCTTGTATGGATGAAAATATTTATTTTAGCGTAGAGGATATAGAAGAATTGAAAAGATGGTTATGTAGACCAGCACCACATGTTTTTCGATTGATAGAATCCCAATATAGTGATGTATTTTGGGAAGGAACATTTAATCTTACAGAAGAGGTCGCTGGATCAAATCGTATAGGTGTAACTATAAATTTTGTAAGTACCCGACCTTATGCGCTTCAAAATGATGTGCAATTCTATGGAACGGTTGACGGTGGAGATTCGATAACAATTAATGACCTCTCTGTGGAACAAGGATTTTTATATCCTGATATGGGAATTGTTTGTTTAGAAAGTGGTAATTTAGAAATACATAACGATTTTGAAAACAGAACTACCATTATTAAAAATTGTGAAGCAAACGAAGAAATTACTTTTTCTAAATATTTACAGATTTCTTCTTCTAATGAAAATCATGACGTTTATAATGATTTTAATTATCAATTTTTCAGGATATGTAATAATTATGAAACGAATGAAAACGTGGTCACCTTTTCTAAACCATGTAAATATTCCATTGTATATAATCCAATAAGAAAGGTGATCCCGATATGAATAGATAAGGAAGGAGGGAAAAATGAATAGAATAGAACAAGATTCAGCACGACAACCCATTATTCCCTCATGTATTCTTGCAAATAAAAGTGGGCAAAAATTAGGGGTTGTTTTAATAGATGAGCAAACCTTAACAGTGAAAGTATCTTTAGAAGATAGCCATATATTACTATCTGAAATGTCGTGCGATGTACATAAATATATTAATACTTTTAAAAACCCATTATGGGATAAAATAAAAAGTTTTAAATTATTATACATACCAATTTATGTACCTCATATTAAATCTAAAGGTTTATGGTATGAAATTACAGTAACTATTGATGAAAATGACGAGACCGTAAAACATTTAACAGGGACGTTGGCGCAATATGCTGAATTAAATCAGTCTAAAAATTTTGAAATAGAGATTCGTACAGAAGAAGATATTGATAGAGATGATTATGAAGATACAGTTTTTTATAACCCTGATAATCCACAAGCTTCTATTGTAGACAGAATATTACATGATAAAGCTAGACATTATTCTGTTTTTCATGTGGACGATACTTTAAAAGATTTAAAAAGAACCTTCTCATTTGATAATAATGAAGTAATCGCTTGTTTAAAAGAACTTGCAGAAGAAGTTGATTGTATCATTACATTTGGCGAGTCTCAACAAGCTGATGATATTTTTAAAAGAACGATTTCTTTTTATGATGCCAAAGATTATTGTCCTGAATGTAAAAGACGTGGAGATTTTTCTAATGGATGCACTAATCCAGATTGCACGCATAGCCTTAAAATAATTCCACGTTATGGTAAAGACAGTGGAATTTTCGTTAATAAAGATAATTTGGGTGAAAATATAAATTTATCCATAGATACAGATAATATTAAAAATTGTTTCCGATTGAGTGCGGGTGACGATGATATGACTGCCGCTATTGTTAACTGTAATCCGTCTGGATCAAGATATATATGGCATTTTACTGACGAAATGAAAGAAGATATGTCACCAGAATTAAAACAAAAAATAAATGAATATGAAACTTTATATGAGGAATATTATTATTCTTATCCATTTAATGGTTTAACAAATGATGATATCTCAACTTATAATACATTAGCGTCAGCATATCAAGATTATTCCAAAGAAGAATTAATTAACTTCACATATCCTATAACAGGATATTCTAATTTGACACTAGCATATTACTACGCTCTTTATTTGGAAACGTTCTTAGATAATGTGATGATGCCTTATTCACCTGAAGTGGTGGATACAACTGCTATCGAACAATTGTCTTTATATAAAGAAACAAAAATTGGCGTGCGTGCTTTATCCTCAATGAATGATACTACTTCAGCTAATGAAGTAAAAGAATCAGTAAAATTATATGTCGATACATCACGTTATTCCATACAAGTTGAGACCAATTCTTATGTGGGTCACAGTTGGTTTGGAACAATTACATTAACATCCTTAACTGATGAAGAAGATACAGCTACTGAACAAAAAAACATTACTTTTACAGAAACTACAAGCGATTATATAAAAGGACAAGTAGAAAAATTTGTTAAAAAAAAGGAAGCCTTATTAAGCGGTATTGTTAATCTTTTAAAAGCTGATAGTACCACCTTTGCAGAAGAAGTCCCCAAATATAATCTCACATCTCTTTCTAATATTTCTCAGACTATTAATGCCGTTTTAAATATTTTAGATGAAGCAGGAATTACAGAGCAGTCTCAACCAGATGTATATGACGAAATATATGCGCCTTATATAGAGAAATTAGACATAGTTAATTCTGAAATAACTATTAAAGAAAATGAAGTCAAGGCTCTTAAAGGTATAGTCAAAAAGATAAATACTCAACAAAAAAATGTCAATAATGCTTTAAATCTAGAAACTTATCTTGGAGAGAAATTATGGTTGGAATTATTGGCATTTCGGAGAGAAGATGAACAAGAGAATAACAATTTTATCAGTGATGGATTAACAGATGTTGAACTGATCCAAAATGCGATGGAATTTTTTGAACGAGCAAACGAAAATATTGCTAAACAATGTGAATCTCAATATACGATTTCTTGCACATTAAAAGATTTATTGCTTTTATCTCCTGAAGTGTATGAATCTAAAATAAATGATTTTGATGTAGGTAATTGGCTACGCATTGAAGTAGATGACAAAATTTATAAATTACGATTAGTAAGTTATCAAATAAATTTTGGAGCATTAAATAATATACAAGTTGAATTTAGTGACGTAAAAACAACTAACGATTTCTTTTCTACTTTTGCCAATATGCGAAAAGCTACAAGAAATAATAGAAAGACTTTATCTGATGTGTCTAAAAAAGTAGACGCCTCTGATGAAACTATTAATATCGTTAAACAAATTTCTCAAATCACACAAGGGGGAAACAATCAATATATAGCAACAATAAACTATGATGCCGTTATGGTAAGTGATGACCAGTCTTTAGAAGATTATTTGTCTAAATTATCTAAAGAAATTAATGGTTCATTATTAATTACTCTTACTAATGAATTTCAAGCTGTTTCTACAGATGAAGACGGAGAGAATGGTGATTATAGTGAATGCTATACTGATGTTTTATTATATTATGGCACGAATGATATTACAAATGATTCTAGCGTAGCATGGAATGTCAGTATCCCCTCAAATATCACAGGAGAATGGAATGGCAAAACGCATCGTGTTACTGTGCGTAATGTTACTGGTAATTACGGAATTGTGGAAGTCAGAGCAACATATAAAGATTTAGAGGTTCGAAAGAATTTTGCGATTAAAAAAATAAAGGCGGCTTCCTCTCCTATCACTGTGGAAATTACATCCAGTGCGGGAAATATTTTTAAAAATAGAGGTATTAATACTATTCTTACTGCAACCGTTAAAAGAGGTAACAAAGATATTAGCGATACTGTCACAAATTATCATTGGATTAAATATGATCAAGATGGAAATTTAGACCCTAATTGGAGTCGATTAAATGTACGAACTATTACTCTTAGTTCGGCAGATTTGCTAAACAAAGCAATATTTACATGTGAAGTATCAATCGATTAAGAAAGGAATAAAAAACTATGGCACAAATTACATATGGTTCAATAACATTAGTTGACCTTACTGATGTTGGGCAATTATCTGTATATCCTACAAGTAATATGCCTTTATCTATTATATATGATCCAGACCAAAATAGTTATACACCTAACTGGGAAACTTCTACAACAAATTTAGTTTTAACTCCTGTTATTTATTATAATAATACCGCTTTAACGGCAACTACTACAGGGGTATCTATTACTTGGAGAAGACGAGAAGGGTCTGGAAATATTACAGCTTTAACCACTGGTGAAACAAAACAATCTAATGGTTCATTAAAAGTAAATGCTAATAAATTTACTCCTACTTCAACTATGATTAGTTATATAGTCACCATAGAATATGTTGAACCAGAAACTCAAAGAACATTAACTGCGGAAGGACAGATTACATTCAGTCTCGTAAAACTGGCATCTTCTGCTAAAACTTGTATCATTTCTGGTGATATGGTGTTTAAATATAATACAAGTGGCGCATTAATAAGTGATTCTATTATTACATTAACTGCAAAAACAAATAATACGTCTATTCAACAATGGCAATATAAAGATTTAAATGGAAATTGGACTCAAATTACAGGTTCAGGTACGGGAGAAACATTAATAGTTAATGCATCTGATAGCTATTTATTTGTAAACGATGTTGCAACCATTCAAGTAATTACAGATGATGTAAATGTTTATGATATTCACTGTATTACAAAATTAAGAGATGGTGCCCCCGGTGATAAAGCTGTAACCGCTGTTTTAACAAATGAAAACCAGATGATTCCTTGTAATTCATCAGGTACACCAGTTTCAGGAGCATTTAATAGTGCGACCGCTCAGATTATTATTTATAATGGTGGTATAGATGATACCGCAAATTGGACAATCACAAGTGTGGGAACTGATGTTACTATAACTAGATCAACCACTACAAAAGAAAATGACACTGTCACGGTAACTGGATTAAGCGCACTTACAGGTAAAGTAACTTTTACATGTACACGAGCTGGTTATGATGACATTATTAAAGTATTCTCTTTAATAAAGGTAACCGCAGGTGCTAATGGTACTACGCCCACTATTTATTCTTTAGAGTGTGATTCCATTGTTATTAACAAAACCACTCCTAGTGACGGAAGTGCGGTTACTTATACTCCCTCTTCAATTTTAGTTAAGGGATACAGTCAGACAGGTAACAATGCAAGAGCATCTTATTCAGGACGTTTTAAAATTACGTCTGGGTCAACTGTTATTTATACGTCAACTGCCAATGAATCTTCTTATACAATTACATCAAGTAATATAGCTTCAGCGGCGGCACACGGAAATATGGTGGTAGCATTGTATAAAGCAGGTGGTACATCAACGCTTCTTGATAAGCAAACTATTGTTGTTACATCTGATGGAGCAAAAGGTGGAAAAGGTGATAATGGAGACCCCGGTTCAGACGCCATTAATGTTATTATGGGTAATTATGCAGATGTGATCCCTTGCACAACAGCCAATAAACCACAAGCATCTTTCCCAATTGATATTCCATTTGTTGGTTATAAAGGAACAACTCAAGTTGAATGTAGCGTGGCAACTCCTCCTAAAATTTGTGGTGTAACCGCTACTGTTACACAAGCCACCGCCCGTTCAGTAGGACATATTAAATATACCTTATCTACTAGTACTAGCATATCAGCCGCATCTGGTACGGTAACACTTACATTTACTTGTGAGGATCAACAGATTACTCAAAATTATACATGGACACGTAGTACAGCCGCAACCAATGGTGTGAATGCTAAATTATTTGAATTATATACAATTGGCGGTGATGTGTTTACAAGCAGAGAATCACAAGATATCACTATTATAGGTCGCTTAATGGATGGCTCACAAGACAAAACATCTTCTGCTACTAACTGGACATGGGCAAAATGGCAAGATGGTGCTTACACTACTTTATCTACCACAACGGGTAAATATACAGTAAATGGTTCACAATTAACAGTTAATAATTCTGCTGTTGATGGATTTGCTTCTTTTAGAGCTACATGCACATATAGTAGTGTTACATATACTGCGTATTACTCCTTAATAGATAGACTTGATCCTATTCAGGCAAGTGCTTTTTGTTCTCTTGGGGATCAAATTGTTAATGGACAAGGAATTGGTGCGTTTTATGTTATTGTTACTGATACTGGTACTGGTCAAGAATTAGATGCTCTTAAATCCGATAGATTTTTAACTACTGCTCCTTCCAATCCTGCTACTGGTGATTTTTATTATCATTTAAACAGTACTAATAAAACTGTTATTTTGAAAAAATATACTGGTAGTGCTTGGGCAGATGCAGGAGGTGAAGATTTACCAAAAGGAACATATACTTGGACATTTAGAGATAGTTCTGGAAATGCAACCACTTTTAACGGGTCTGCACAAGCTACAGGTAAAGTTATTTATGTAGATGGTACTTTGATATCAAAGAAAATAATCGCAGATGTAAAAGCTGAAATTTGATAGTTGTATTAGTATTAAAAAATGCTGATACAACTATCAGCATTTATGGAAGAAAGGGAAAATTATATGATAACTTATGGTTCAACAACTCTTACTTCTTATAATACTATAACAAAAATAGAAGTATATTATTATCAGTCAACGAGTCCAACAACTCAAACTGGCGGTTCGTGGTCTACCACAAAACCTACATGGGTCGATGGAAGATACGTTTGGCAAAAGATTAGAACAACATATGAGGGAAAACTTGATAATGGGTCGTATTATTCTGAATCTGATCCTGTAAATATTACAGGACAGCAAGGTAAATCTGGTGAAGCTGCGTCTTCATATAAGCTAACTTCATCTGAATCCGCAATCGCATTATTAAAGACAGGAGAATATTCAACTAATCAAATTACTTTTAGTGCGACATATAAACAGGGTAATAATCCAATTGCACCATATAATGGTGGATTCGTTATTCAGCATTCAATAAATGGCACTGAATGGGTTACAGATTATACATCATTAAACAATGAATCCTCTAAAACATATACGGTGCCTGAAAATATATTAATTATTAAGTGTTTATTATATCAAACTAAAGATTGTGATGAATTACTAGATATTGTAACTGTCCCCATTATCAAAGATGGTATTGATGGAACTGGAATGACTAATTCATTCCCTATCTATTTAGTATCTGATAAAGATAAAGGTATAACTCTTGATGATCATGGATGGACAAGATTTAAACCGTCACTTGATGCTGAAAATAAATATCTGTGGATTGATTATATTTCAAGATATGCCGAAGGTAATATAAAGCCACAGCTGATTGAAAAGACTGGTAATAAAATCACTTTTGAATATCATGGTGAGAAAAGTCCTTTTGAAAGCGTGATTGTTGACATTACACCCGTTCAATCTGGAAGTGGCACACCCTCTTCAGGCAACAAGCGCCATATAAGTGGTTGGACAAGTATTGATATAGGACAGGCTGATATTAATCTTATGCCCTATGAAGAAGGAAAATATATGCTGGATTTACCAGAAGATATTGGTACTCTTGATAATCAAACATTAAATTTAAAGAACACAATGTTTACGATACAAGGAGATACCTTAATCATTGCAAAGGGCGATTTAGGAACACATATAGTATTTCCTGAAGAAGTTGATACTGTTTATGGTGGTAAATACAATGTTATTACAGGCGTATTAATGGTCACACATGGTTATATTGATAAATATAATAATGAGCCTCTTCCTTCAACTTGGATTTCTGATCGTGATGTATATGTAAAAGGCACTAAACCGTCAGTTGGTGCGCAGGTAGTTTTTGAATTGAATGAACCTCTTATATATGAATTAACGCCTCAGGAGATTATGATTTTTGAGCATTCAAATTCTATTTATGCTTCTACGGGTGATATATCAATTTCTTATTATGACTATCAAACTACGACCAGCCCTTATATAGATTATGCACTTGTGTCTGCTTTTGACGCTTCTACTGCTGCATTAGAAGAGGCGACTCAATTAAAACAGGATTTTCAAGAATTACAAGAAGATATCCAAACACAGCTTGACCAAAAGGTTGAAACATGGTGTCAAATTAACGATCCAGCATTATCTTGGACTACAGCTGATTTAAAACAACAGCATAATGGAGACCTTTGGTATTATATCGGAGAATCTAATATGTCATATAAAAACAATACGACTTATAAATATGTTGCCTCAACAGAGAAATGGATGCCATATGCAGTAAGTGCTGATTTGTTTGATAAGATAGATACAAAAACTACTATTTATTATAGTCAAACTACAGATACATTTTCTAATGTAGAAACAGGTGATTATCTTGTCGATTCTACTGATGGAAGTAGTTATAGATATGATGGTAGTAAATGGGTTAAAGTAACTGATTATAAAACTGGTATAGATGCCGCTCAAGCTTCTGCGGATACCGCCAATGATAAAATCGATAATCTTGAAATTGGCGGGAGAAACCTCCTGAGTAAAGCTAACGTTTTATCACAGATAACGGCTTATACAGAGGAAAATTATATTTATACCGGACTATATGGTAACGGGGGAGGATTAAAATTACCTGCCTCTCTTTTCGAGGTTGGTGAAAAATATGTACTATCTTTCAAATTTAAAAAAATCAGTGGCACTCTTACGGCTATAGGTGGACACTGCTCGGGTTTTAGCGGCTATGGTAACCGCCTCGTTGTAGATGGCGTAAAAGAGGAAAGCAGATACTCCCAAGGGCATTTAATGAGCGATGATTCCGACGTACATGCCGTGGAAGTGTATGTGATGTTCAACGGTGATACATCGGATAATAATTTGTACATACAGCCTAATCGCGGGGCTTATACACAGGCGAATGACAATAAGTTTCAAATTTGGGATTTACAGCTGGAAAAAGGCAACCGAAAAACCGATTGGACTCCCGCACCCGAAGATATAGAAAATGATATAATCGAAGCTAAAAAGACAGCAACTAATTATATGTCATCAGATAATACAGGCATTATGGTTGCAGATTTAAAAGATGGTGAACAACTTCCTGCTAATGCAATTAGTGGAAATGTTTTTATAACTGCGGGTTACGGAGAAGGGGAAACCGCAGTTGATATGGGTGTACATATTAGAGATGGACAAGAAGATTTAGCAATATTTGGTGAATCTACAAGAATTGGTAAAGAGAACGATAATAATGTTAGTATCGACAATAATGGTATAATAATAAATAAGGGTTCAAAAGAATTGGCTAAATACTTTTCTAAAGGAATTACTTTTGATGAAGAGACACCTTATAAAATTGGTAATGATAACTCATATATTACTTTTGAAGACACTGATAGTGATAATATAGCTGATTCTTTAAGTATAGTTGCTGATTCTATTTATTTTAGAGATACAGCTAATACTAATATAAAAGATACACTTAATGGTTTACAATCTGATTTGGCTATTGCGCAGGAAGATATTGATTTAAAAAATAATTATATTAAAATTAATACAAGTGAACCTTCTATTGTTATTTCTGCTTCTTCTAACACAAATGATACTAATTTAAAATTAGAATCATCTCAATTATCTTTTCAAATTGACGGACAAACAACTGCAACTATAACAAATGATCAAATGAATATCCCAACTGCATCTGTAACCAACTTATTTATGCAGTCTACTAATACATCTACTAATACAGTATATGAAAAAGTATGGGTTATGAGAACAAATGGTCATTTATCTTTAAAAACAATTACAAGAAATTAAAAAAGGTGGTAATATATGTCATATTATTATGGTTCTGTTATGGATGGAACGTATGGAGCACGACCATACTTAGATATTACTGTTTCACAAGGCGATACCGCTTGGACATTTGTAATTAAATTTGGTGTTCAACCAACTAAATTAGCTATTCCTTCGGGACATACTGCAAAAGGAAAATTAACTGGTAATGTTGAATGGAAAACATATTCTAAAACAACTACTGCTTCAATAGCTAAAAATGCACACTTTCAGGTAGGAACTTTAACAATAACAAGAGAAAGATATGCTTCTTCTTCTCGTTCTTTTCAAGTTGATTGGAATGGTGCATTAACAGGAGGAACAGCAACAGGAACTGATGTAGTATCGCCAGCATCATATTCTACTTCAATAAATCCTCTTGCTCATTATTATATTCAATATAATAAAAATGCAAACGATAGTTCTATTTCTTCAATGCCATCTAATCAAACTAAAGTTCATGGAACTGCATTAACATTATCATCTACTAAACCTACAAGAACAAATTATACTTTTGTATCATGGAACACTGAACCTGAGGGATCAGGCTCCTCTTATAATCCAGGATCATCTTATACCGCTAATGCGGCTGTAACATTATACGCAATTTGGCAAAGAAATTATGAGCCTCCTCAAATTAAAAATTTGACTGCTTATAGAGTAGATACTAATGATCCCCCTCAAATTGATTCAGAAGGAGTTCGTGCTAATGTAGAATTTATTTGGACGCCGGGAGTAGATGATAGTGGAACAGTTATTCTTAGTCAAGTTGAAATTAAATGGAAAAGAGCAATAGATTCCACTTATTTAAGCGGAAATTCTGTTGTTATTAATAATCCTTTAAATACAGTAAGTACTGTTATTGGAATTACTAATTCAACATTAAGTACAGAGTTTCAATATGATATACAGGTAATTTTAACGCCAACACGTAATCATCCTACAATTACTCGTATGACTTATGTATCAGTAGCTTCATTTATTATGGATGTTAATACAGAAGGAAATGCGGTTGGTATTGGGATGGTAGCACCTGATGATATAACAGGAAATAGTCAATTACATATTGGATCTGATACTTATTTTTATAATCCTATTTACATAAAAAATATAACTACAATATATAATGCTAAAACGACTGCTTCTTCTACACAAAACAAATATACTTATGCCAATATTCCTGATTTGGGTAAATATAATATAATTGCAATTAGAGCAGAAGTTTATAACATTAGACAAATTTTATATTTTATAAGACCTTTTGGCGATACTCCTCAAATGATAATGGATATGTCTGGTACTACTTATATTCGTAGTCAATTTATAGTTGATTGGACGAATAATCGAATTGGCGTCCGTTGGGTAAACGGCACATCAGATTTTGCTACAGGTATTTATTTCCAACAAGTTTATGGAATAGGATAAAATTAAATAACGAGGTGAATAATTATGGCAAATAATGATAATATTATTTATGCTAAATTTAATCATGGTCGTGAAATAACGACCGATTCACGCTCTCAGTATGCATACGGGCAGGTGTTAAAAATAAGCGGACTTCACCTGCCCGCAAGTTTTGACGCAGATGTTTCAAACAAAGGCGATAAACAGGCAAAGGCTGTAATAGGAACAGATAATGAATTACCAATAGATGATGCGTACTTTTTATCAGGTAAAGACGTTATCGTAATGATTAATGTACATGCCGCAGATAAAGATGGACGCACTAAATATATTATCAGAATCCCTGTTGAGAAACGTCCTGAACGTGCGGATATAGAATTAGAACCTGTCGAACAGGACGTTATTTCTACAGCTATTGCTACTTTAAACGAAGCAGTTGAACGAACTTCGGCAGATGTAGAAAGTGCCGAAAATAGTGCTAGTCGTGCTCATGAATCAGCAATAGATGCGGAAACATCAGCTACAAATGCATCTAATTCAGAAGCGTTAGCGCAACAATATATGGAACGTGCGGAAACTGCCGCTGAAAGTTCTGAAGATTCTGAAACAAAAGCAAAGGCTAGTGAAGAGAGCGCAAAACAATCTGAATCACATGCTGAACAGATTGCAAATGATATTGAACAATTTACAGAACGTGCGGAAACCGCTTCCCGTAATGCAGAATCTTCTGCTTCTATCGCAACGCAAAAAGCTACTGAAGCGTCAGCGTTCGCAAATATTGCGACAACTAAAACAAATGAAGCATCAACTTCCGCAACAAACGCACAGAACTCTGCGAATAATGCACAACAATCTGCTACAAGCGCACAAGAATCTGCGAACTCTGCATCAGCGTCTGCAAGCAAAGCATTAGTAAACGCAGAGAAAACACAAAATGATAAAGAAATAGTCGAACTTGCTAAGTCTAATGTACTATCGGCTGTAGGTGAAGCGCAGAATTATGCTACGACCGCCCAATCCGCAAGTCAAGCTATTCAAGATATGAACGTGCAAGCCGTTACATTAGGTGTTGATTCTGATGTTACTGTTGAAAAGTCTGTTGATCCTGTGACTGGCGCAGTCACACTTACTTATGGCATCCCTAAAGGTGAAAAAGGCGATAAAGGTGACACATATACTCTTACTCCACAAGACAGGACTGATATTATCAATGTATATAAAGAAGATATGACTGAACAAACCAATCAGATATTGGCAGACTTACGGGAAGAAGTGGACGAAACTATGACCACAATGGAACAGCATGAACGGAATGCGAAGCAGTATTCTGATCAATCTGTCGCATCAGCTGAGTCTGCACAAGTAAGCGCTGATAGGGCTGAACAGGCCGCAAGTCAAGGTGGTTACATGTATTTTACTATTGAAGATGGTAATTTAATTATGGAAAAGACATCTAACGTAGATGTTGATTTCAGTATTGAAGATGGAAATTTATATATGGAGGTGGGGAATGTATGAGTGATCTTGTAAAAAAAGACTTGGGTACTGTAAGTGCCTATAAGTATGCTAAGTTACACGGCTATACAGGTACTGAAGATGAATTCGGAGTGCTTATGGCTAGTTATGCAAGTGTGGCGCAAGAAGCCAGTCGTAGTGCTACTGATGCTGGAACAAAAGCAAAGGAAGCTAAACAGTCTGCTCAAAGTGCAAGTCAGTCTGCTGAAGCAACACGGAATTTATTTAATAGTATTCGAGTAGTAGATACAACGCTTGAGATAGGAGAATAAATATGAATGTAATAGATAAAATTAAACTTGACGGGACTACCTATGATGTAGGTAAAACACCCGATACCACTCTTGGTATTAGCGGATCTCCTGCTGATGCTGCAAAAGTTGGTACTGAATTAAATAAAAAAGTAGATAAAGTCACGGGGAAAGGACTGAGCACAGAAGATTTTACTACAGTTGAAAAAACAAAATTGGCTGGAATTGCCGAAGGAGCTACTAACATAGTAATCGACCCCACCCTCACCCAGTCAGGACAGGCAGCGGATGCTAAAATGGTGGGGGATGCGCTTGACAGTATTAAGCCTGTCGATTCCGTTCCCACACAGGGCAGTACAAATGCAGTCAGCAGTGGGGGAGTATGGGATGAGATTAGGAATATTGCATCCGCAACAACATTACAAGAACAATCTTCTGTTTTGTTTACCATAGCTGAAATTGGCAAATCAATACGGTTTAGCACAGGCGAAGAACAAAAATATTCTACAACATCTATAACTAATTATGTTCCAGTTTCCATGTATGTAGAGTTGACATATAAACGTATTTTGTCTATTCAATCTGCTCCTACTCACGGAATGGCATTTTACGATGCTGATAAAGTCTATATTAGTGGACAGCGGAGTTATACCAGTACTGAAAGCGTAGGTTATAGTGACTATACAATTTCCGTTCCTGAAAATGCTTCTTATGCAAGATTTACCGTTTTGAATGATGAAGAAACCTATGGAGTATTTACTATAAGCGGCAAGACAATTCTCAAAGGCATGCTTGACGCTTATGATGAACGTGTTGATAGGGTTGAATCACTTGTGTCGCTTGAAGATAACATAAGCATAGACTTTTCGATCCTCGAAACAGGAAAAAGTATCCAATATAGCACTGGTAACACCATGTCGAACAGCTATAGCAACACAACGGACTATATAGATATTTCCGCATTTGACGCACTTAAATATAAGAGAATAAAACAAGTTGATTCCGGAACGACGGGCATGGCATTTTACGACGTCAATAAATCGTATATCAGCGGACAAAGGGCTGGTATTGGACAAGAACAGGCGGGGTATTTTGACGAGTTGGCTGAAATCAAAATTCCGGCAAACGCCCTATATGCAAGATTTACAATAAAGAAAGACACAGAAACTTATGGAGAGTTTTATTTAAGCGGGACAAGCAAACTCAATGCATTACTGCCCAAAGAAAGTATATATCGTAAAAATGTTTTGTTCGCCACTATGAGTCCTGAATGGTACAAAGGACAGGGCGAAACGTATTCTGATTTCACGAGTAATACTACCTACGAGGAGGTGATAACGGCATGGGATGCGCTTGTTGAGAATAGCAAGGGGTATGTTACTAAAGAAACAATCGGTGCGAGTTCGGATAATAAGATCATGTACTGTTATAAGTTGATTCCTTTAAGGTATCGCAACAACACAGCAGGTGCAATCACTAATAATCCTCCAACGTTTCTTATCGTTGCCTCTCAACACGGTTTCGAGAAGTCTGCAGCGTATGGTACATACTATTTTGCAAGGGATTTAGTATATAATTTCGACAAGAATCCAGTTCTTAATTCGCTTCGGACAAAATGTGCTATTTACGTTGTGCCTGTTGGAAACCCTTATGGTTTTGACAATAAAACACGTAAAAACGCAAATGGAGTTGACCTAAACAGAAACTGGGGACCGTCCGATGATGATGATCCATCATCTGCATACTATGGCGGGGCAGAACCATTCGACCAACCAGAAACGCAAGCAATGAAGAGTGTTATAGATGGGAATCCGAATCTGTTTTTTGTCGTAGATTACCACACTAACGGGCAGTATAAAGCGGACTCATGGGCGAACGTTAACTGGATTTCTTATCCGTATTTAGCCGACATAAATGACGAGTATTACAACCATGCATATATCGCCGGGCAATTCCACATTTCCGATCTTTCCGAGAATTTGCCGCTTGAGTATGATTTAGATACCAATGGAGAATCCATAGGTACTGCGACACAGGGTGCACCAGGCTTTTCAAGACCAACAATCGGATATTATAGTCGAGCGCAAAAGAACATTATGGGCTTTACATTTGAAGGAAATAATGGACTTCCCAGTGAGGAATCAGCATACTCCAGCATTGAGCAAAAGATTAACAGCGAACTGATTGGAAACTGGATTAAAAATCTGTATCTTGCGTTTCAAAACGCCTGATGAATAACTTAAATCAGACTTTAAATGATTTGGAGACGTAAAATGTTACGTTATTGTTTTGAAGAATCCAAAGTCCTCCGCACTCTCAATACATCACGCAAAAACGATTTAGCAGTCATCGACACAGACGGGATAAGCACGGCGGCGATAAAAGCCGCCTGCGCCCGTGGCGTACTTGTCTATGGATATCTCAATGTAGGAGCGGTCGAATCCGGTCGCTCCTACTACGAGAATTTCCACCATATTCGACTCGCAAAGTACAGCGGATGGGATGGTGAGTACTGGATAAACCCGACTGCAAAAGAATGGCAGGATCACTGCATCAGCCTTGCGAAGCAGATTAAATCCACAGGTGCAATCGGTCTCTACCTTGACAACACAGACATTTATTACATGTGCTTGCAGGGATTTAAGGAAGAGAAAACAAAGATGCTCCGGTCTGCTCCGTCAGCACAGGCCGTCTACAACGGTGATCCGATAGATCTTCCTGATCCGCTGACACAGGCTACGGCATAAACACCAGACCAGGAAGGAAACAAAAATATGTACACGTAATTCCGCAGGTTGAACCTGAAGAAGAACCAGTTGAAGATACGCCTGTTGAAGGTGAGTAATAATTAAATATATAGAAAGGGGTGGTTACGATGGGTCTTAATGAATTGATTGAAACAATCTTACATCAACTTCATCCTTTCGAAAGTCTTAGTTCTACATTACTTTTTATCGGATTTGTATTATGTACTTGTATACAAATATCTCCTATCAAATTAAATCCATGGGATGTATTACTTGGATGGATTGGTGAAAGATTTAATTCAGGGATGAATAAAAAAATCGATAAAATAGATGCTAGAGTTGACAAGATGGAAAAACAAATCGATGAGCATATAAAAAACAATAAATATGATGAAATATTAAAAAAACGTCAATATCTTGTCGATTTTGTTACTGAAGGTGTTAACGGCAAACGACATACAAAAGAATCGTTTGAAACCGCACTTAAAGTATGTGATGAATACGAACAATTTTTTAAAGATAATAAAGATAATAGAATTACAAATAATGTTATCAACTCAACAATTCAAGCTATCAGAACAAAATATGAAGAGCACTTACTTAAAGCAGACTTTGCAGTTGAAGAACATTATATTAATCAGGAGGATTAAATTATGGATATTATTACAATTATTGCAGTCGCAGTACTGACCGAAGCACTTATTGAATACGCAAAAACTGTAGCCGACAGCTTTGAAACTAAAGATTATAAAACATTCAGAACACAGGTTGCTAGTATTGTTCTTGGTGTTGCAATGAGTTTTTCATTTGGCATCAATGCATTTGCAACTGGTTTTAATGTGAGTCCTATTATTGGCACTGCTATCACTGGCATCATCATCAGTCGTGGTTCTAACTATGCGAGTGATCTGATTGGTAAACTGACACGCAAGTAATGTATAGCAGGTCAAATTTCGAAAATTTAATATGGAAAATCGACTAAATTTTTTAGTCTGGATACTTTCGTGGGTGTTTCTACCTCTGGGTGGAAGCACCCATTTTTTGTGCGAAAAAAAACACGCTCAAAACCTTATTGATTTTAAAAGGAATTAAGCGTGTTTTTCAAAGCTGATAACGAGAATTGAACTTTGTAGAAATCCCTGCAACTAATTTATAAAAAGGAGTGACTGGATATCAAGTTTTCAGTTTACTCCAGTACTGCCAAGACCACCACGATTCTCATTTCCTAAATGGTCTACTTCAATAAAATTAATAATAGGATTACATTCCTGAATCCTGAATTGACAAATCCTGTCATTTTTTTTAATCACAGTATCCTCAATTGCTAACACAGGCATAAACCATTGGTCATTATCTCCGCAATATTTATTGTCCACCACGCCCGTACTATTAACCTGAATGATTTTAAAGTTCTTAAAAGTAGAGCTTCTTGGTGCTACAATAGCTTCATAGCCCTCAGGTAATTCCATTGCAACTCCTAAAGGAATAAGCTTGAATTCACCCTTCTTTAATTCAAAAGTATCAGCGGCTCTAAGGTCTACCCATTCGCCTGTGTGAGCAGGTTTAATCGGTTCAATATCTGTAAAATATTTAATTTTAATTTCTTCAACAGGCTCCCAAGACATTCCTACAACAAAACTATCTTCGTTTTTTTCTATTACTTCCATATTTTTTGTTCTCCATATTTTTCTTTTTCTTCTCTATAATTCCCAAACTCTTGAGTTTATAGAGAATCTTCTTTTCTGCAATTTCCACAAAATCTCCATATCGTCCATATTCCTGCGTGTAAAATGCAGAATATACATATTCCATACAATCAAATACATTGACCCAGACATGATCCTTGTCACGACTTATACATACGCTACAAAAAAGTGTCGGCTTACGTTTCCAAAATCTTACGGGAAAAACGTATCTCCAATAATCCATTTTTTCATCGTAGACAAAACCAAGCTGTTTAATATTCTTTTTACAATAATCTGTAATAATCCAATCTTTTTGAATCATTATTAATCTCCAAGCAAATTCTTGTGTTTACTAAAATAAACATGCCATCCATGAACGAGACAATAAGCTTTAATTATTGCTATTTCTTTTTTATCTGTACAATATTCAATAATACGGACTTTGCCCTTTATACGTTTTTGTGCCCATTTACACCAACTTTTATAATAATTGGTATTTGATGTTGAATTCTTTTTAAAGTTTTCAAAGAACACACCTTCTTGATTAATGGTCTGAATAACGTTGGGATATTCTACCATAAATCTACGAAGAAAAACGTCACCACCATTAGGCATAACCACAAGTCCGACATCATTTTGGATAGTCAAAATAATATGTACCAATGCTTTATATACGTCATTTGCAGATGGTGCTTTCTGTATCATCTTAGTTTTTTCTTCTTTGAATCCCTCTTTGCACATATAATATAAATCGGTATTATCAAAGTATAGACCGATAGCACCTTTAGCTTTTTTCTTTCGTGCTTCGTTAATAATGTGTTCTTGCCAGTCTTTATTTGTCACATCAATCCAATATTCGCCAGACCAACTTGTATACTTAGCAATCCGCAAGTGTTTAAATTTTTCATAATATGAACGTTCCCGCTCAAGAGCGCATGGATTTAAATAATCATATATCAATAATTTTGGATTTTTTTCAAGGATATTTTTAATTGTTGTCCCTGAAATACCATCTGAATCAATAACAGCAAGTCCTTCTTTCATCTTCTTTAACATTGGCAGGACACGTTCCTGCTCAAAACAATATCTTAAATCACCCATTTAATTCTCCTTAATCATTCATTTTTCAAAAGATATTTATTATTAATAACTTTCATACTGAGATATCCGCTATCGGTAAGCATACACCGTTCAGGAATTACAGTTCTAATAACGATGCCCTCACCATTGCCACCATTAGGATATTTAATTTCTGCACGTTTTAGAAGTGCATCAATATCAGGGTACTTCTCAGGAAGATTAACGCCAGTTTCTTCAAGCGGAACCATGTCAATGCCTGTATCTTGAATAAACTGATTTAATCTATCCAATCCGCAACGTTCACCATTAATAATAAGTGTAAATACAAACCACTTAGGCTGTTGAAGTTTCAAATGAATCTTCTGAATACCTATACCACACCATTCGCCTTGAACACAAATAGTGTTAATCTCATCTTTTTGATCACGTTTCCAAACACGAATCTTAGACTCAATATCATTCTTCTTCACATACTCATAGAAGGAAGAAGTCCCGTCATCTTTGTATTCATAGTTGTGACCAGTGACATGGAATTTCTCATCTGCATCAATAAATACAGAATAAGAAGAGCCATCACATTTAGAAGTGATGTAATATTTCTTATCACGAAACAGTTCAAGAAGTTCTGGGCATGACTGAATTCTGGTTTCGTCCGTATAAGGTACGCCATCAGGTCTGCCACCAATCGTTGTCCCGCCTGTAGTCGCACGCTCTTCTTCAACCCACAGGCGCACACCAAGAATATCTGTTACATCCTCGCCAATATGATATAATTGAGTTTCTTTTTTATTCCAATCCCATAATGCGGAACAACTTTCTACAGGCAATACTAAGCCCTGACTCAACGCACCTCTCATACGTTTTGTGCGAAGCCGATATCCTTCGCCCAGAATAGGATTAATCTTATATGAATTTGCTTTTAAGAATTCAAACTCAGGCGTGCAAGGAAGAAATGAATCAATCTCAAAATATACGCATGGATCGCCCTCTTTAAACTCGCCCTTCTTAGCTACGCACTGCCAACCAAGGACATGCACAAGTTCAATCGCATCTGCGTTTTCAATTGGTTCAATCTTCCAAATTTTCTGAATACTTGCTAGTTTTCTACTCATCTGTTATCCTTTCTTCGTTGTTCATTTCGTCTATCATTTTTTTAATATCTTCTATATCTTGTTCTGTCAAACATT